TTAACTTGCAGCAATTACAGTTTGGACGACAAGCTTTTATTGATGCTTTAAAACAAGGATTAAGTGAAGATGGAAACTAGAATTAATACTATTGATAGAGTGTTAAACGAAGGCGATTTAGCAGACGTTTGCAAAACAGTACACTACTCATTCTACAAACAAGAAGTCGTAGGTGAAGGCGATGATGCGGTTACTTACTCTGCATTAAGCATCGGTACTGTAGGTTTGGATGCACCAGACTCTGAAAACTTTACAGCTTATGCCGACATTACAGAAGAAGATGTACAAGGATGGGTAGAAGTTAAGATAGGCGCAGATAGACTAGCAGAGATTGAAGCTAGCTTAGATGCACAAATAGCAGAACAAAAAACACCAACAAAAGCAACTGGAAAGCCTTGGTCATAAATGATTGAAACCTATGCAGAATATGGCGCTGTCGGTGTAATTGTTTCATTATTTGTAATGATGATAGTAAACCTTATGAAAAGTCAACGCGCTCAAAACGAAGATCTAGATGTTATCAGACAAGAGATAACTAAGATAGAGTCAACAGTTGCCAATGTCGAAGGTATTACTATTAAATTAATAGAGAGATGGAATAGATCAGATGAAACTAGTTCTAGACATAGGGAGGATATAGTGAGAGAGCTTAACGACGTAACTGATGACCTTGCATATTTAAAAGGTCGTATCAATGGAAAGGCTAATTAGTAATGGTAGATTCAACAAAAGCCATACTTAATGGTGCAGTAGGTGTAGGAGTATGGTGGACTAATCTTCCTATGATTCTGCAAATGGCAGTATCTATTGCAACTTTAGTGTATTTAATAATAAAAATAAAAAACGAAATAAGGAGCTAATATGTTACAAAAAATGGTTATGGAATATCTTTTCAACGAAGAGAATAAACAGAAAGTTATTGAAGAATTAAACAAGAATGTAAACATTCCTATTATTAACGAAGACACAGAAGAGAAGATTATCTCTGCTATATACAATGTTTTTGAAGATGTAATGGGAAAGGTCTTAAATAAGTAATGCCAAGATTTAGTAGAAAAAGCAAGCATAAATTATATACTTGCGATGAGAGACTAGTTGGATTATTTGAAGAAGTAGTCAAAGGTTTTGATTGCACTATAATTGAGGGTCATCGTGGACAGAAAAAACAAGATGAGGCTTATAAAAAGGGAAATAGCAAAGTTAAGTTCCCCAATGGTAAGCACAACAAAAGCCCTAGCATTGCTGTTGATGTCGCTCCTTATCCTATTGACTGGTCTGATAGGGATAGGTTTCACTACTTTGGCGGTTATGTTCTTGGAGTGGCTAAACAGATGGGATTAAAGATTAGGTGGGGCGGAGACTGGGACATGGACACACAAACCAAAGACAACAGCTTTGATGATTTGGTACATTTTGAGATAAAGGAATAATGCCTAAACAATTTAAAACATATACACGTTTTGATGGTGGTTTAAACACTAAAACCAATGCTAGGTCTATTGCTGATAATGAGTTAGCTGAAGCTAACAATGTTATAGTAGATGAGTTTGGTATAGTCAAGTCTTCTGGTAAAACAGATACAAATAGCACTAACTATAACAATCCAAGTCTTAGCGGATCTGTTGCTGGGTATGGTTTGTTTCAAGCTATTATGGATTACGATTTAGACGGAACTACGAATACGCCAACGGCTTTTACGTTCATAGCTGATACCAATGACAGTAGCGCTACTAAAATAGACATAGCTGAGGATAATGCTGATTTCTCACAAAGCTCAGCCCCTACTGCTAATCAAATTACATTAGCGCATTCTAGTGCTTCTTCTGGCGGTAAGGTTGTTTATGATTTAGCTGATGGAGCTGTTAGGGTTGCTGATGCGAACTTTGGTGTTAACAACATACCTAGAAGATATGGTCATATAAAAAATAAATTTTATTTTGGAACCAATAATGTTCAGTTAGAAGTCGCCACTTCTATAGGTGGTGGTGGAGCAGCTAGGTCGTTAAGCACTTACGATAACTCTGCATCTGGATTGTACAGACCTTTTGAAGAAGGGTTTGTTTCTTCATCTGGACAAGGAGCTCCTACTAATGGAGGCATTGTTAGCTCTCAGCTTGGTATAGGAGGGCCGCTCGCTATAAATACTGTAAGCAGTACAGACGCTGTTAATTTTAGCGCTGGAGGGTTGCAAGCTGATCATGATGCTCCTTTAGATACTGGCGGTTACATGTTAGTTTGCGTAGCAGACGAAACAGAAAAAACTATAGAAAACGGAAACGGTACTGACGATTTAGTTTTAGACTCTTCTACCAGCCTTACTGCTGGCACAGTTCACATAGCAGCAGATGCTGGGACTGGTTTTGTTGTTGAGGTTGTTGAAGGTTCTGGTGGCACGTTTACAGAAGATACTTATGAATTTGCACAAACATTTATTTATGATGGAAATCAAGAAAGTTTACCAACTAAAATGAATGGTACGATAACTGTTGGAGCTAGTAAGTACTTGCAAGTAAATGTTATAGCTACGCATCCCTATGCAAACAGAGTTACTGGAGGAAGAATATATATTAGACCTCAAGAATCTGGGGTTGGTAGCGGTGTTTCAGCTAGTGGAATTGGAGAGTGGCAATTACTTGCAGACATATCATTAACTTATGGAGTGAGAACCAGCTTGGATGGTAGATATTCTGGGTGGTCATCTCCTTACTCTGTTGACGATAGTGAGTCTAGCCAGGTAATTATAGCTAAAGGAGCTATTAAAACAAATAATATTGATACTTTTGAAACCATAAATGGCTATACATCGGATGTAGCTTACAATCATATTGGATTCGTTGGAGGCGGCTATAAGACTAGTGTTGTTAGTAATAGGAGAAGGTTTATAGGCAATGTTAAGGTTATGCAGGACAATGATATATTTTCTGATTCTTTAACTGCTACTAACCTTATTCACAGACCAGACAGATTGATGTATTCAGAGGCAAACAAATTTGACACCTTTACTCCTACAAACTTTATAGATATAGGCGTAAACGATGGAGAGGAGTTTGTAAAACTAGAAGCATTTGCAGATAGAATATTAGCTTATAAAAATAGAACTTTATATATTATAAATGTTGGTGGAGGTTCAGATACGCAATGGTTTTTGGAATCAACTAAATCTAATATGGGTGTTGCCTTTCACGAAGCTGTTGTTAAGACAGAGTTAGGTGTTTGTTGGGTTAATAAAAATGGCTTGTATATTTATGATGGGAGCAACATTACTAACTTGCAAACAAAAATATTAGAATCAGATTGGGAAGCATTTGTTGGTGCTGATACAATGATAGGATACGAACCCACTCACAAACATTTAGTTATAGTGAGAAGTGCAAGCGATACTGGTACTAATAATGGAGATGCTTACGTATATAGTTTTATATCTAATTCTTTTACTTTTGTAAAAAATATGTTTGCAGATTCTGTAAAAAGTAATATGATAACAGATATATATAATAAAATGACAGCAATAACTGGAACTTCTGCTATAGTCTCTTATGATGGAGAGCCAAAGCAAGAAGATACAGACGCAGATGCTTTTGACATAAAACTAAAAGACGATGACTTTGGTTTGCCTAATATGGTAAAAAAGATATACGGTGTAACTGTAGAATATGCTAGTGGGGCAGACAACACAGATGGATTAAAGTATTTTTATACAGATGATAGTGGAACAAAACAAGCTGTATCTGATTCTAGCGCTAGTCAAGATTTAGCTAGTACTAGTAATGACTTGGATGTAAATAAAATAACATTTACCACACCGTTATTAGCTTCTTCATTTCAAGTTCAGCTTGATTTAGATGGGAATAGTACACATAAAGTAAATAGCGTTGGCGTAGAATATAGACCTATATATAAAAGAGTTACGTAGTGGCAATAGATAGAGAAAAAAGATTTTTATACAATTCTAAAGCTGTAAAAACAAAGTTACAGGTAGGTGCACCAGCAAAAAATTCTGGTAACAACGGAGAAGAAAGAATTGTGAAAACAACAGATGGTAAGCTTAGGCTTTACAGAAAAGAATTAGGTGCTTGGCACTATTTAGAATTTACAAGGAGTTAATATGACTTTAGCAGAATTATTAGCAGGTATACAAGCTAGTCAATCAGCTGGATTTGGAGCTACTGGAGCAGACTTATCTGTAACAGCAGAGTCAGAAAGAAGAGCTTTGCAAGACGCGCGAAGACAGCTACAAGAGCAAGAAAAGGCAAGAGGTAGATCGGCTAAGAGAAGAGAACAAAGAAGAGGTATCGGAAGAACTATTGGTACTGGGTTAGGTTTACTACTTGCTTTACCAACTGGTGGTTTAAGTTTGGGTGCTGGTGCTGCGTTAGGTAGCGCTTTAGGGCAAACTGCTGCTACTGCTGGTCAAAGAGTTAGAGGGGTAGAGTCTGGTCTTGGTAGTGGTATGTTTTTTAGAGGAGCTAGGGAAGATGTAAGCTCCGCGCAAAGAGATATAAATAGATACATTAGCGATGCAAATAAAGGTTTTGCTAATCAAATAATTGCTAGCAGTATTGGAGACTATTTCTTAGGTCAGCAATTAGGTCAATTAGCTGGTACAGCTAAATACGCTACAGCAGCAGAGGGCTTTGGAAGAAAGAAAGCTGCTAAAGATATGTTATTAGACTTTAGAAATTTATTATATAAATCACCAGGTACTGGAGGGCAAGGTCTTATGGATTTAGATAGTAGGTTTAACCTAACTATGCCTAGAACGGGAGTTTAATTATGAGTTTTCAAGAGTTATTACAGCAAGCTGGTTTAGGTGACTACTCGCAATACTTTACTGGTACTGGAGAAGAAGTCGCTAAGGCTTTTGGTTTTGAGGGCGATCAAGCAGCTCAATTTTCTAGATTTTTTAGACCATTTGACCAATCTAGATTGGAAGAAGCTGCTGGTGAAATAGAGCAAAGAGAGGCAACTAGAACTGGATTTTTAGAAAGAGATTATCAGTCTGGTTTAAGCAATCTTCAATCACAATATCAATCTGGATTTCAAGATTTAAGTAGACAGCTAGGTCAAGCTACTAGGCAAATAGCTAACCAAGCAACTCGAAGTGGAGCATCCTTTGGGGCTACACAAAGACAAATGAATGAATCAAGGAGAATGGTTGGAGATACCCTATCTGACTTAATGCAAAGAAGGCAAAGAGGTATGGAATCAATGGACTTAGGTCGAGAAAGAAGTTTATATCAAATAGGGCAACAAGCTGGACAAGAAAGAGCTGGGCTAACTAGGTTGTTACAAGATTATTTAAACAGAACATTCTCAAGGGGAGAGCAAATTGCTGCGTTAGACCCAGGAGTTACTGAGACACCAGAAAATCCTAAATCAGTTCCTGATCAACCAGTAACGATTGGCGGAGGAAATCCATCGTCTAGAAACGTATTAGGTAATTTAGGTATGCAGTTTACAGATATAAATAGAGGAACTCCTGGATTGCCAGTAGACCCTACAAATAATAATCTATACAATATTGGAAATATACTAGGATAGGAGAAGATATGGCAAACGGATTTGATTACGAATCACCACTTAACAGGTTGTTAAATGTTACAATTCCTGAACTTGTTTCAGGTCAGTTGACACGAGAAGAAAGTAGGAGAAGATTCGATAAGCAATTAGAATTAGAAAATCGAGATAGGCAGGATAGAATTGATAGAGAAAATCAAAACAGAATAAGGCAGGATGAGTTGCTTGCAGAAGAACGAAGACAGTTTAATGAGAACGCATCAATACAGCGCACAAGAAATAAATTAACAGAAGAAAGATTAAATCGCGAAGAACTTTCTACTAGGACTACTAACTATCTTAGTAGTCTTTCTGATGAAAATGACATACAAACTAGCATAAATAGGCTGGAAACTGCTAAGAAATCATCAAATCTTGATAATACTGTTCTCGACTCTGAAATAAATCGTTTAAAATCAGTACAGCAACAACAGCAAGATGATCTAGAATTTTACAGAGACTCTGGCGTTTTGAACGAACAATCCTCTTCTACCTTAGAGAGAATGGTTGGGAAGAAAAATTTTAACGATACATTTAATAAGTTTTATATGTTGGCATTGGAAAATAAAGATACAACACAAAAACAAAATCTTGAAATTTTAAAAATTGAATACGATAGCAACGCAAGAAGAATTAGAGAGCTAGATAAAATAGCTGGGTCTGGTTTACCAGGCTCTGAAGAAGCATCTAAAGAAATAAGTTCTTTGATACAGAGAAATCAAAACTTAATATCTGGATACAGAGGAAGCCCACCACCACCTGTTGATAGTGGGACTGGCATTAATATAAAGGAACAGATTAAGAAAGTTAAGACAAACACTGGTGGAAATGTTAGTCTATCTATGATTAAAGAACTAAATGATTTGCCTACTGATGCTAGTATTGAAGTTGTTCAATCTGTTTTTTCAAAATATGGGGTAACTGATGCGAATGATCAGGCTGAGATAATAAATGCTTTAGAAACTCAAGAAGCTGCTTTGGATACACAGGTAACTAATAGGGTTCAAAGACCTACCTCACCTGGGTTAACTGAACAGCAACAAGCTGGGTTGCAAAGAGTTAGACAGCTTGGAGATACAAGTGAGGTAGTAGACTTTTTACAATCTCTACTCAGACCAGTAGCAGAAGCTGGACAAAGAGCTGGTGAAGCTATTAGAAATATCCCAGCCCCTAGAGGTAATATGTATAGACCAGCAGGATAGAATATGCCATTAAATCCAGCATTAAAGAGATATAGAAAAAGAGCAGAGCTCGGTAGGCTTCCATCCATTGAGCCAGAAATAGTAGACGCACAAACAACCGAAGAAAGAATATTTGGTTGGTTACCAGATGTTGTAAAGCAAGGCTACAATGAATCAATTACTGGTTTATCCAGAGAACTAGCTATAGGTAGAAAACCTTTTGAGATAGACACCTTTGACAGAGGTGTTTTATCTGATGTTGGGGCTGGCTTAGTTAGTTTCTTTATGCCAGCAGACCTAGCCTTGACAATTGGTAGTGGCGGATTAGGATCTCTGGCGGCTAAAACTGCTATAAAAAGAGCTGGCTCTATGGCTACAAAACAGCTTGCACGATCAGGAGTTGATAAAAAAACTAGAGACTTTGTAATCAATCAAGGATTGCAAAGAGTTGCTTCTGGTGCATCTGGATTTGGTTCTTATTCTGGTATATCAAATGCCCTTAGACAAAAGATAGAAACTTCCGATATAGACTTTGGGGACGTCTTAACTGAAACTGGCAAGGGCGCTCTGTTGGGAGCTGCGACTGCTGGTGTTGGCGCTAGAGCAGTTCTAAAAGAAACTCCAGAGGCGGTAAGAATCTTACAAGAAGGAACTATTCTTGGAGGACTAACTCCAGCCCTAGAAGGACAAGCACCAACTCCTCAAGATTTTGTTAACTCTATTGGTAGTGTTATGGGTATTAGAGGGGCTACAGCTAGTGTTAGCTTAGCTGCGAGAAAAGCTAAGGGTCAATTAGCAGAATCTGCAAAAGCAGAACTAGAGCCACTAGTACAGAGAATGGCAAAAGATCAAGTAGACCTAGAGAGAGATATAACTAGAGGTACTGATACTTTTGTTTCTAGAACTAATGCTAAAGATAGGTTGGTTATTAAATCTGTTACTGTTAAGAATAATCAAAAAATATTTAATTTACAAACTGTTGATGGAAAAAAGAGCAAGGGCTCTTTAACGGAAAAACAATTTAGAACTAAATATAAATCTGCTGCAGACAGTGAAACTATTATAGAAAAATATAAATTATTTGAAAATGAAAAGGGTTATACTGAAGGTCAGATACAACAAAAGAGAAGAATAGCTTTAAAGCTTGCTGGTAAAACAGTCCCTAGAAATAAAAAAGTAAACCTAGAAGATTTTGATAGTGGAGAGCTACTAAGCTATTCAAGGGATATACAAGCAGACTATAGGTTGTCTCAATTAAAAAATAGATTTAAAGACTTATCAGATTTACCAACCAGAACTCTTTTAGAACACACCCTACCGTTTAGCATTGCCAAGTTTGCTTTGCCTGGGCAGAGAAGAGCAAAGTCTTTACCATCTCAGATAGCATTTGATTTGATCGATGAAGCCGATATTGCTACAAAAAGAACCTTTGATAGGTATCAAAAGAGAATCGATGCTATTGTAAGAAAAACAAAAGAAAAAGACTTGCCTCTTATCGCAGATGTTTTAGAAGATAAAATAACTGGGACACCAGAAATTAGAGCTCAAGCTAGAGACCTCAGAGTTATATTTGATGAAATGTATAAGTATGCTGAATCAAACGGTATTAAGGTTGCTGACTACAGAAAAGATTATTTTCCTCAAATTATCAAAAAAGAAATAGCAAACATCATTGGTGATGATATGCTTTCAATGGTAAAAAAGAGAGCTGAGCTTTTAGAATATGGACTATCTGAGGGAACTGTGCGAGACTTAAACAAATTTATTCAAGCTTCACTAAATAGAGAGCTGAGAAGAGAGACTAGTGATGCCCTCAGAAGAATGGTCGCTGACAATAAAGGTGTTAGTTACTATGATGCTTTTAAAAAATTGCAAAATGAGATCGTTGCTCAACAGTTAAGTCCTTTTGGAAATCTAGAAAAAAAGAGAAAGATAAAATTACCAGATAATATCTTAGATAGAAACACTTACGAAGTTATGACTTCATACAATATGAAGCTAGCTAGAAGGGTAGAGCTTGCTTCTAGGTTTGGCTTAAAAGGCGAAAGAATGTATGGGAAGAACAATGAAGGAGGTTTGCTTAGGGAAATAGCTGAGAAAAGTTATGATGAGCAAAAAACCGTAAGGCACGTCTTTGAATCTTTTACTGGATTTATAGAGTCAGACCCTTTTAAAAACTATTCACCACAGGGAAAAAGATTAGCAGAAAAGGTAATGGCTTTTGAAATGGCAACTAAAATTGCACTAGGTACGGCAACTATTCCAAACGTAACTCAGTTTATGATATCCACAGCTATGGAATCTGGTTATTATAGATTCTTTAAGTCTGCTTACAAGGTTACGACAGATAAAGCTTATAGAGATGAGCTAAAGTCAGCTGGTGTTACGTATCACAATGCTATGGATGTTATCTTGGGTACTGATTTAAGTGTTAGAAACCCAGGAACATTTGTAAAAGCTATTAAAAATGTGGTAAAAGAACCTAATGATAGGATGTTGAAGATAGCAAACATACTGGCTACGGTATCTGGTTTTAAAGGTATAAACTATGCAAACAATCTTCTTGCCGCTGCGACAGCTGAGGGGTACATAAAAGATTTACACAGAATAGCAAACACATCTAAAGTACAAGCTAGAAAAAGCTGGGCTATAGATAGTTTAAAAAGATTTAAAATTGATCATACCAAGAAAATATCTAATGAGGATTTGACTTCTGGTATGCTATCTTTTGCTAGAGACAGTCAGTTACAGAAAAATGTTTTGAGAGACCCTCTTGCTTTTAACAATCCAAAGTTAAGACCTTTCTTTATATTCAAAAGATTTGGATATAGACAGGCTGCTTATCTTGGTTCTGTAATGAGAAGAGAGGTGTTAGAAAATAAAAACATAGTTCCATTAGTAAGACTCGGTCTTGGAGGAGGTATGGGTGCTTGGGGCATTGACAAGATGAGAGAGTTTTATATTAAAATGCTAACTGGTGATGAGACGTTTAAAGAAGACAAAGAGGGGTTAGAAGAGATATTTGACAGAGCTCAAACAATAGGAGCTTTAGGTTTCTTTGGAGACATATTAGAGTCTGAAAGTAAAATAGGCTCTGTCGCATTTATGCTAAACCCAGTTATACTAAGCGATATGGAAAAATTTGCTAAGAGCTTGGATAGTTTAGAAAAAAATATAGATACATTTGGTTTTGGAGAAGAAGCACTTAGAAGAAGCTTAAGAGATTCTAGTCCTATATTTGGTACAGTTCTAGGGAAGAAGATCGCTAAAGCCGTGGAAACTCCATCGCAAAAAATAGATATTTTAAAATCAAGAAAAAGCAGAGTTAAATCAAAAGTTTTAGATTTGATGATTGAAGGTAAGACTGAGCTAGCAATTAAAAATGTTAAGCAGTGGAATAAAAAATATCCAGAGTTTGCTTTTAAGCCTAGAGATATAAATTTTGATATATTATATAGAAGAGTCTTGAATAAAAGAAAAAGAATACAAACCACAGAAGCGTTACTAGAAATGGAGAATAATAATGATTAAAAAAGTAAAAGCACCAGCTGGTTTTCACTGGATGAAAAAAGGCAAAAACAATTATAAGCTTATGAAGCATACTGGAAAGTTCAAGTCTCATAGAGGAGCTACTTTGACTGCTAGTTTTGAAGTGCAAAAAGTTCATAGAGCTAAGAAAAAATAATGGCTAGAAAGTTTAAATCAGTCAGAAAAACTAAGAAGGGAACTCCGTTAAAATACGTGAGGGGTTCAAAAAATCCATCAGCTAGAGAAGCTGAGATACGGAGAACGAGAGAGCTGTATAGGATGGGAAAGTTGACACCAGCCATGATGGATAAAATATCTAAACTAAGGAGTGAAAGTGCCACGAAAAAAAGCAAGCCCAAGAAAAAAAGCAAGCCCAAAAAGAAAAACATCAGGGGGTAAAGCAGCTGTAATAGCTAAGTACTCTAAGAGTTCTGGTATATCTAAGGGTACGTTATCTAAGGTTTACTCCAGAGGGTTGGGAGCTTACTATTCGAGCGGTTCGAGACCTGGAACCAGTGCTCATGCATGGGCAGCTGGTAGAGTAAGAAGTTTTGCAACAGGAAAAGGCGGAGCTAGAAAAGCTGACGCTGATTTAATTAGGGGTGGTAAGAAAAGAAAAACCACTAGAAAGAAGAGGAAGTAATATGCCTGGAAGACATGGTAAAAAGAGAAAAGCAAGAAAGTCTAACGGATTAACAGCGAAACAAAAGACTTTGCCAAAAAGATTACAACAGATGATTCTTAAGTCAAAAAGGAAGAAGAAAAGATAATGCCTGCTAAAAAGAAGAGAGATTCAAGATTAGCTAGAGCTGGTGTATCTGGCTATAATAAACCAAAGAGAACACCAAACCATCCTAAGAAAAGTCATATTGTAGTTGCTAAAGAAGGCAGCAAGATCAAGACTATTAGATTCGGACAGCAAGGAGCAAAGACTGCTGGTAAGCCAAAAGCTGGAGAATCTCGTAGGACAAAAATGAAACGTAAGTCTTTTAAAGCTAGGCATAGAAAGAATATAGCTAAGGGTAAGATGAGCGCTGCATATTGGGCAGATAAGGTTAAGTGGTAGATGCCTAATAAAAAAGCAAAAGAGAGAAAGCGAAAAAAGAGAAAGCTTACTATTGAAAATAAAACTCGCAAGAGATTAATGAAAAAGAAAAAGAAAGAACAAAGAGATGAATAATAAAGATTTATTTGCACTAATAGACTCTTTAGCGAAAGATCAGGGAGAAATGTCGAAAACTCCTATGGGAAGAGAAGTGCTTTATGTTATGAGTCCTAGTATGAATAAGACAGGAACAAGAGCCCCAGAGGGTGTAGATATACAAGAATTAATTAGGGGTATGCTTAGAAGTGATTCTCCTATAAAAAGTCAATTCTCTAGTATGCTGGGAAGGAATCAGTTGAAAGAGAAACCAAGTGGTTCTAAATCTATAGATGATATACTAAGGCAATCCAACATATCAGAGTTTTTATCTAAAATTGCATCTGATAAAACAAATGTAGATGTAAGTAAAGATACTGAGATTGCTCCTAGTAACATAGGTAGAATGGATAGGAAAACTTTACAAGAGTTATTAAAGATGCAAGAGCCAGTACCTCAAGATACTTCTGGTATAGGCAGAATGGATATAAATACTCTTATAGAAATAATGAGAATGCAAGAACCTACTCCTCGTAGGTAAACTTAGGGGCACGGCAAAATGAACAAAAACCGTACCCCTTGCGAGCACACTATGACAACAACACTTATTTTTTTCTATCTCGCATAATCTTTTTCTCTCTCTCCCTCCTAAGCTGGGAGGGCTTAGTGTAAAACCTTCGCTCTTCCAGCTCTAGTAATACATCATTCTCTCTAACTTTTTTCTTAAATTCAGAGAGCATCTTTTTCAGAGATTTATTTTTTGTTTTCTTTACTAAAATCACTATTTCTCCAGTTCTTTTCTAATTCTTTTCTAGCCCAAGCTTCCGCTTTTAGTTCCCACTTGTTATCATCATAAGGGTCTCTGCCACAGTTAACAGCCACAGTTCCAGCTTGGCAATACTTGCGAACAAACTTAGTTACACCGATTCTCTTTGCGTCTAAAACGTGCTTGCATTCGTGGAGTATGGTCAGCATAAAGTCTTCTACATCTCCATTCTCTGGATCGATATCTCTTATAATCATCTTATCTTCTTCTGGTATATACATAGCTTTTACATCTAAGTCTTTATCTAGTATGATTGTCGGATATATATCGTAGAAATGTACAATCGATCTTACTACAAGGTTACGCAAATACTAGCTCCTCATCTTTATTATTGTTCTTACTGTTCTCGTGCTGATTAGCTTCTGCCATAGAATCAAACAACTTACAACTGTCTCCAGAATAACCCATTTCTATAGAGCCAGGTGTGCCGTATCTGTTCTTAGATACTATCAACATAATCTCGTTAGGCATCCATATCCTACCATTAGAATCCTCTTCTCCATACCTAGAGACATAAGGGTAATGAGTGAACACGACCATCTCTGCATCTTGCTCAAGCGAACCAGACTCCGCTAAGTCCGAAAGCCTTGGAGTAGCATCTATCCTATGTTCTATGTTTCTGTTTAGCTGCGAAACTAAAACAACACACATATCATTACCCTTAGCTAACCATTTGTACCTCATTGTTGTCTCACGTATCTTGTGTCTTAAATCTCTGTTGTCCCTAGCTGGGTACTCAATCAAACCTATGTGGTCATCAATGACTACATCTGGCTTAACCTTTTTTATCTCATTAAAAGTGTCTTGCATATCTCGAACATTGTCGTACATAAATAGTTTATCTTTATAGTTAGCTCTAATGAAATCCATAACTCTATGGATTTCTGGCATAGCTTCTTTAGTTCCATGTCTTAATCCTCTATATGATAGACTGTCTGATTCCATAGCAATAAACTTCTTCATCATTTCTACATTCGGCATCTCTCTATTGAACATAGCTACTCTTTTCCCAGAGAGTATAAGCGATCTTGCAATGTTTGCAGCAACAGTTGTTTTACCATTCGCTGGTCTACCAGCTATGATTGTTATTTCACCTCTTGTCATTCCATGTATTACAGAATCTAGCTTTTCTAAGCCAGTCTTGATGATGCCTTTACTATTAAATATAGAGTCATTCGTCTCGCTCAATACTTCATCTATATCAAAGTCATTCTTCGATGGTCTTAGGTTGATAAGATTTGAAGAGTCATTGTTAAGCTTGTTAATCAGAGAGTCTAGGTCTATTGAATTATCTTCAGCAGTCTTTATAATCTCGTGAGAGTGGTTGATCATTTTTCTTCTCAACCAATGCTCGTGGATAAGTTGTGCATATCTTTCAGCCATAGTGAACGTAGGTTCTTTTGTAGCTATCCCAGATATTAAGTAGGATATCTCTTTGCCTTCGTGATTCTTAGCTGGGAATCTATGCACTAATGATACTGCGTCTATAGAATCTCCAGAGTCGTACATCTTCTTGATAGTTCTCCATAAGTCTTTGTTGAAGCTACCATAGAATACATCGTCATCTTCAATCCACTTTGAAACTATAGGTATGTAAGATTGTTTATTTATGATGCAACAGAGTAGAGATTCTTCTGTATCTGTATTATACATCTGTGCTCCTATTCTACCTTAGGTGGTATCCTATCCATAGTAAGAAACTCGTGTCTCTTCTTTGCTGTCTTGGTAGAATTATTGTTGTTTATAATCGCAGCCAAGTACTTGATACCTTTACCTTCTTTTGGAGAATCAGCCTTGATAAAGTTGTTTATCGCCATAATAACCATATCTGAATCACAGTCTTTTATCTGAGTCATAAATGCATAGACATCTGTCTCTGACAGTTTGATATTCCTATGCTTATCAATCTCAGCTATAGAATGATCGATCAGATTCAAACATTCTTTACTATAACTCATTCTCATTTTGTCTATTTGATTAGTGTACTTTTGTTTCTTTATTGATGTTCCGCAGGTGGGACATTTTTCTGTTGTCCTAGGCAATCCAAACACTCCTTCTTCTCTAGTGGTATATTACAGAATACTTCTCTGTCTAGTCTGTCGACCTTGGTAACACCAGTCCACTCTTTTACTATTTGATATTCAATTTTACACGTAGGGCATCTGAAAGGCATACTGTTAGATGATGCGTGCATTCTAGATGATGCGCCTTTAGATTTATTGTCGCTCAGTAATCGCCTAAAATCAAACCATTCGTCATTAAAATAACAAAGAAGTGTCTCTATTTGAGCGTAGTGCTTTACTAGAGCATCTTTAGCGTAGTTAGCAGTATATGATTTTGTCTGCCTTACTCTTTTGTAGGAACTTGAGATAGAGAGCTTACCATCTCTAACCAGTCTTCGTACTTCTGGATCACGTAAATCTGCCCTCTGTCCTCCTTTACCAGCTGTATATCCACTTCTTCCGTTGGCTTTAGCCATTTTGCTACTCGCTTTCTTACTTTGCATTGTACTTTATATTCATTTACCATAAGGTCTACTTGTTCGTTTTGCCCCATAGACCTTCCGTCTGAGCCCCAGGCTCGCTTAGAATCTAAACCTTTTTGATTGGCAATGTCAACGCATTCCCTTTCAAATCTGTTCCCTTTTTGCTTACTTTTGCTAGCCATTTAAACTCCACTGCAAGTACAGAATCCACCGTCAGATAGTTGTCTCTCTATCCAGAATCGATAGTTAGCTTCTGCCTTGTCGTAATATTCATAACACTCTTTACATAGTATAAAGTGTTTATGGTTGTCAATAAAATCATTCTCGCATAACAAAAGAGGAGTCCATCTGCTGCTATCCTCTTTGTCGCACCAAGAACAATTCTCTGGTAAACTATTCGCTATCCTCTGCTTGAACCACTTGTGTATCTTCTGAGATTTCATCTTTAAGTTTCTCCGTTTTGGCTTCCATAAATTTAGCCAGTTTTTCTGTATCTTTCTTCATCTCTAGGTAATTTTCTAATAAAATCCTAAGAGTATCTGTGGTGTAATTTATAGAGCCCATCACATTGAATAGTTTATCTATATCGGATCTAAGCTCTTTTACCGTTGGTTTGTTTCGTTTCTTTTTCATAATATTTTTAGGTGGAGAGAAGGCGCCAACCTTATATCAAATGCAACCTAAATAAACAGTTTAATTTATACATTACCCTGGTTAGTTAAGTTTTGTTTTAATATCTCTCCACCATTTCTACTAATTCGTCAATCAGATATTGTTTCATATCCGTGGATATGATTGTCTCTTGACTCCTTAAACCTTTCGTATTTGTTTCTAAGTTTGAATAATAATAATTTATCTTCTCTTGGAGAGAGTTCATAGATTGGCGTTCCTCGAGAGACCTCTCGCTTAGCATCGACCATCTCATCTATCGCTCTCTCCCATCCCATCAGATTTGCCATCTTCTCTTCTATCTCTACCCACTGTTTTACCTTCATTGATATCCTCCTTAAAGCGAACTACCAAGCCTCTTTTTTCTGCTTGAGTCCATATAAATTTAACAAAGTTCTCTATGTCTTCTTGTGTATTCCTAGAACCTTTCTCTATGATTAAAGATTCTAGGTCTTCTACCATTTCAAATTTCATAAATACATCCTTTTAATTACCTCATAAACTACGTTAGTTGTTACTGCGTTTCCAAGAGTTTTATATCTCTGTGTATCTGATAATCCTTCAGTCCACCCTTCTGGAAAGCCTTGCAATCTCTCACATTCTAGTGGAGTAAGTCTTCTTATAGTTGACTTGTCTAGAGACAGTCTTCTTTCTTCCAAAAGAACTCTTGCAGCGCCACTTCTCTGCCCCATATTGTCAAAACCTTTATAGTAGTTAGCATCCAAGCAAGTAGATCGATCATCAATAAACATCTTACCGTCTCTAAATTTTGTAAATATACTGTACAATCCAGTCTTAGCTCCTATACCTCCTCCGTTTGCTCGCAAAGTAGTTGATAAACCTCTGGAATCATACACTCTATATGCTTGAGATACTCCCTTGGTCAATTCTATCGCTTTGTTCTTTCCAGTATTCTCTTCAGAGATGTTTCTGATAGGTAGTACTTGTCGTCTACTTCCGCTTCCAAGACTTCCGATAATGTACACTCTTTCTCTATTCTGTGCGACTCCGTAGTTCTTACTATTGAGTAGTTCCCATTGCACCATATACCCAAGGTCGGAGAGAATCCCAATGATTGTTTGGAAAGTTCTTCCAGAGTCGTGAGAAAATAAACCTCGTACATTTTCGAGTACAATATGTTTTGGTTTTTTGTAGGCAAGAATCCTTGCGATATCAAAAAAGAGCGTACCTCTCGTGTCTTCAAATCCTTTTCTCTTTCCAGCAATGCTGAAAGCTTGACAAGGAAATCCTCCAACGAGGAGGTCGAAGTCTGGTAACTCTCTTTCATTAATTTTAGTTGCGTCCCCATAGTTTCTAACACCTTTAAATCTCCTTTCGTATATTTTAATGGCGTACTTATCTATCTCAGAATAACCTACAAATTCAGCATCTGGGATAGCTCTCTTTATTCCTAGCTCAAATCCTCCTATTCCAGAGAACATTGAAAATACTCTCACTGAGCCTCCTATTCATTTTGTTTTTATATACCACAATATCCTTCATCGCACATAAATAAATCTTCCTGATCTTCTTGTAGATAAGCCTCATCTATAGGCTTTAAGCTGCGGTGTAGATATAGTTTATCTTTTAGTCCTTTTTGAGATTTGTCTCTGATTGCTTTATCTACCTTCACAACCTTCTCCCATTCTTCTGGGTAGTTTTGTTTGATCTCTTTCCACTGTCTGTTACTGTGGAACGGACAGAACGTACAAGATGATTTCTTTATATTGTAGAAAGACATTTCTTCTAAGAATTTTATACAATCCCCACGAGTAATTCTTTCGTCTATCAAGGGATACTCATAGTTTATATTGTACAGCGTAGATGTTTTCATTCTCTGTATCTCATCCATTGAGATGCCTAAGTACATTGTAGTTGGTTTCATATGCTGCCCTTTTGACAATCCGTGCAACTCCCTAACTACTTGAACTACTGTTCTGATTTTATACTCTGCTGTACATTGTCTACGAACTACTCCTCCAGACTCTGTAAAGGCTGGTATGCTTGCCAAACGATTACCAGATGAGTCTTGACTTTTTAATATGTCATCATATAGAGATTTTTTCTTCTTAATCAATGGGATTCCATTGCTGTTTTTTGCCCACAGATTTAAATCTTTCCATAGCTTATATGTATCTGGCAACTCTGCTCCTGGATCAGCAAATACAGCATAATCAGCTCTCTCTATCTTTCCTAAAGAGCTCATAATGTACATCGCTGTACTCTGTATCCCTAAACCTAAGCTAATTATCTTCATATTACATACATCTAGATTGTCTAGATTCGTGGTCTATAGTTACCTCTACAATTATCTTTCTGCCTAAATTGTCTATAAAAGATATCATATCTCTACCATTCTTGCTATAAAACTCTACTTTTTTTATATCTTCTACCTTCTTGTTAAACAGAGCAAGTCTTAGTGCTTGTATTAAGGTTTTATCGTCCATTTTATTTCTCCATTATATGGAGGATGTGTGGAGTAAGAAAGAAAGTAATCAACTAGAATAACTACCACACACCCTCCGTTTACACACAACTAGAACGGCAAATCTGATAGCCTTCTTTTCTTACCATCCCATTTGAAGATACTTCCAGCTCTAGGAGTAGTCCTCTCGTTGCCATCATTATCTGTCCACTTACTATGGTAGACTTCTATTATGACTGGCACTCCGACTATGTCGCTCTCGTTAACGCTAGGTAGAAAGAATCTACCTTCAGCATCTTCTTCTGTCTTGACACCGAACGACTCTACTAGTTCCTTGTAAGACTTATTAGAACCACTATTCTCTTCTAAGTCTGGATGTGTGGAAGGGTCTGGCTTTTTGAATCTAAAGAATCCTTTAGACTTGATCTTTTTACCTACGAATGCTTTACCACTAACTTCTTTTCCGTCTTGCTCATAGGTATACTCTGAGTTCTCATCAGCTATTTCTAGAGTAACTTCGTATACATCTGATAGATACTTACCCTTCACTACTAAGTCTTCTTTTACAATCAACTCAGTAGCGTAAGCCTTGTACGTACCCTCTGGCATAACTCCAGAAAAGTCTGCTGCTGGGTCGTAGTAAGCCTCTGATGATGAATTTAGAACTGAATCTACACTACTCATCTACGTTCTCCTTCTTGTCTTTTAGTAACGCCTCTAAGCTACTGAAAGCTCTAGAGTAGTTACCCTTGTTAATCTTATTAGAGTTTAAGGCTGTCTCAACCCTAGCTCTCTCATCTTCTCCGACTGTCATAGCTAACTCGAGAATATTATTCTTATCTTCTTCTGTTAGACTAACATCTGGCAAATCCTCTCCAGCAAATATGTAGAGCCCTAATCCGTGTAGAGCAATAGCTTTTGCTAGGCATCTTTGTATAGATGTATTGACCTGGAATGCATCTGGATTCTTAATAGGTTTATTCCTATTATCTAGTACTGGATGTACTTGTTCTCTAGTAATACCATTTACGGTTACAGATACTTTTACAAAACATCCAGCCTCTGTCTGCATATAAGGTTGTCTGTTACCTTCCATTCCCCACTCGTGGACTTCCCACGTAGCATCTGGGGCTACTCTGAGTAACTCTCTAACTGCCCAAGCCCAGCTTAGGTAGGTAAACATACCTTTCTTTTCAGACTTTCCAGAGACATCTACCCTATCGAGTACTTGAAACACATTGTTCTCCATATGTATTTGTTCTCCTAAACCCAAGGACAGAGGTGTCTTACGTCGCAGAAACGCTGACACTTTATTCCATCCCAAGTTTCTTTATCGTTGCATTTATTAGGCATAGTGTTGCTCTCTAGAGCTTCAATTAGCCTATCTCTTTTCTCTTTAAAGAAATCCATCAAGTGGTCGTTATGTATGTAGGGAACTTCTACTAAGTATATGTTCCTCTCCACTCCTCTATCTCTAGCCGCAATCAACCCTCCGTCTCTAACCGTCATCTGTACATACATCTTATCTACTTGCTTTCCAGTAGACTCCAGCATAAATCTATACATATTTATCTGAAGAGCCCAGTCTCCTAAGTCTGCTTTCTCAGGATTTGGAAAGAATCTCTTTACTTTCTTTGGAGTACCAGCCTTACCCCACCTACCACTTCTTTTGTAGACAGCTCCACTTGGGTCATCTTCCAAGTAGAACTCCATACCAAGAACTTGAGAGGCTTTATAAGAGCCAGTATTCTTATAATCTACTAGAGTTTTTGTTGTACTATCATATAAGTCTACAATTCCAGTTATGTCTATCCCTTCTAGGGATATCTCAGCTTCGTCGGTACTTGCGTTGTCCTCTAGTATCTTATGGTGCATAGTCCCAGCTAAGGAGAAAGCGTGCTCTTGAGGGTCTATGTAATATTCTTCTTTTCTTTGTAGATAAGATTGGCACGTACCATTGATAAGCTCTGTGACAGATGGCTTTCTGTCTGGATCTCGCTGCTTAGCCATCTCTTGTAGAGCTGTAAGGTACACACCCATTCTTTCTACATCTAGCTTCTTATTACTTAGAGCATCCTCAAAAGAGATTGTATCTCCCTCTGGATACTTAAATCCTATAGCTGGCATTTACATTCTTTCATCTATTTATTCCTTAATTTCGCAATACAATATAGCTATAAATAGTAATTATCTGCAATAATTATATTTTCCTGTTGACAGAACTTAACTTTAAGCATATATTGTAAGTACGTAGGGGCTAAGTATATAATATATATATAATATATATACTATATAATAAACTCCATAGCTTCGTAGTCTTCCTTCTTGTTATAGTCGTAGAACTTACTGATTCTATGTCTAGCATACAACTCTACACTAGGCTCTCTGACAACATTCCTAAAGAACTCTGCAAATGTAAAGTTCCTCTCTCTAGTTATATCCCAAATCTTCCTATGGTAGGAAGTTAAGTCTGTCATTGACTTAGCCTCTTGTATCTCGTAAGCTCTATCCACAATAGCTGTACATAGCTTCACCCAGTTTATAATCTTCTGGAAGTTGGTTGTTCCAGAGTGGTATCTAAACTCTACAGAGCCGTGTATTATTCTAGCGTGCATATTCATACCACAATATCTAGAATCATTGTACTTCTCCATAGATGGGTTTACATTCCAGGCATCATACCAAGACTCTATGAACTGCTCGTTACTGTCGATCTCTAGTATCTTCTGTCTAGAAAGAGCTATTCTACGACACCATCTACTGTTATCTCTAGACGGAGGCATCATCTTGTAGATTATATCTTGAGCTGACTTGCCTATAAGCATAGCCACCTTAAGACCTACATGGTTTAGGTCTCTACCATCTACGTGGACGTGAACTCCACAACTCTTGTTTACAGAGAATGGATAGTCAGAGTCTTCGTTAAGATAAGAAGTAATCTGGGCTATGTCATACCATAGCTTGTCTCCGTTGACTGGGTATTTAGATACGAACTCAACAGCCCTTGAGTAGTCTCCATAAGCGGATATGCTGCCATCGTGTACTGCTCTCCAGTTACCTTCTATATCTCCTTCGTCCCAATAATTCCAGCCATCAGAGTAGCATTCTATCTCTAGCCCTACCATCCTATTAGAGATGATACGTTCGAAGCTCTCAGACTCTATATTGGTTCTTCTGTTGTAACTCTCTAAGTCTACGTGCTGTCTTCTCTCATCGTAGCAATCTTCGCAGTAAGGCTCTTCATCCTCTTCACTCCACATTACATAGTCACAATGTACCTCTGCGCCACAATCGTAGCAGTGAGAGTACATATCGTAGTAGCAGTCTCGACAATAAGCTTCTCCAGCGTTATTCCAATGAAGTTCCTCATACTCTGAAGTCATACCATCTTGGCAAGAGTTGCAGTTATATAACTCAGACATACAATCATCGCAGACTGCCTCTCTTGCTACACCTTCAACGCTGTAGTTTGTATGATAGTTACCTTCTTCGCTTATCTCGTCGCATAAATCACAGACCATAGATGTATCTTCAGATGATTCTTCTATACGAATATCTTCTGGAGACTCTATAGCTACGCTTTCTCTAGTATATTCTCTTCTATTAGGCATTCAACCTCCTTACGCTATTGCGTAGTTAGTAGTTATCATATAGAACGCCATATAGTTTACTTCTCGTAACCAACCTATCCTCTTCAGAGTCTTGTATATATCCTCTGGTTTATCGCTATCTACCACCACACCTTCTACATCTTCTATCTGTTTAGCAATATACTTCAAGTAAGATTCGAAACTTTCAGTATCTACAAATGGGTTCTTCTTAGCCTTCTTAAAGAGCATCTGCATTACGTACAACTTAGAACGTACTCTAATCGGACTAGATATTCCGACAATAACAGCAGACTTCTTCTTAGTTAAAGAAAGAGAATCTTTTTTGCTTCTCATTCTTCACCTCCTTTAGATAGTTATGAGGTCTAGAAGTATTATACTTATTACATTCTTCACATATGTAGTAGTTACCTGTCTTTACAGATAAGCCACACCAGTCTCCACAGAAGTTACATTCTATACCATGTTCTATCTGTCTGTCTGTTAGTTCGTTCTTGTCATACTCACACTCTAAACAAACGAAACTCTTATCGTTCTCATCATATATCAAGTCGTACCAGTCTCTATCCTCTTCACAGGAAGAGCATGTCTCTGACTTCCCAGACATAATATCTGAGCCTTGATTGTAACTACTATTGTATCCATAATAATCACCATAGTAATTATCATATTTACTATAATCCATTACATAGTTAGAACTGATAGAGTTAGTAATATACTCTTTCTTAGTCCAATTGATCGTACTAGACAATCTGTCTGTATCAAGACTATATAGAGTATCTACCTTAGTCGTATGCACTTTAGCAGCTACACGCTTTCCATAGTTCACCACACCTTCGAGAGACTTAGAAAGTATCTCTGGAGTTGATGCATAGAATAACGCTTGAGCTTCTGACCAATAAGCAAATGCAGTTGGTCTACCATCTTCTCTAAGTAGATTGAGAACATTGTTGTTCTCTTTTACCCAGGCAAGTGCGTAGTCTCCATAGAGTTCGTCCAGACTTTCTTGAAGATTATCATTGATATCAAACAGAGCGAATATACATTGAGAGTCTACCTCGTAAACTTCTTTCTTGTTTACAGAGACATCTTTGTGATTATATATCACTCCATTGTGAGTACCTATGACAGAGCCTATTCTAAATGGGTGAGCATTCTCTATAGTCTTAGCTCCGTGGGTAGCGAATCTAGTATGCCCCAGTACAACGGTTGTATTAGGGGTTACCTTACTAATCACTCCAGACCACTTATTACTCTTAACTAAGTTACTAGACTTCTTTAGAGTTTTGTAGATCAGGGGATTAGTCTCTTTCGCAAAGAAAGCTAGACCAGTAGAATGATCGCCTCTAACTACTGACTCTCTAGTCAGATTAGTTACGACTCTGTGTATCTTCTTCATCTGAGACTCAGTCTGTGCATTCTCTTTCTTAGCCATTCCATAAATAGCACACATTCATTTTCTCCTATTCTAGTTGTTAGAGTATTACTTTATCATAGGCAACCTATATCCAATAATACTCTAGGTTATCTGGCTCAGTCCAACCATACTTAGAGTAGAACTTCAAGTCTTTTCTAAGTAGATTGCTTCTATGAGATGCGTGTAGCTTCTCATTACCTAGCCAGTGTGGCATCTCTACGTTCTCGGATATACCATACATTTCCATAGTGTTGTTGTATCCTCTGAGTATCCATTCCTCTATCATTTTGTTTTTGTAGAGAAGCAGAGCCTCTTCGTAGCCTTGCCACATAGTTACAGCTGGATGATTCTTCCAGCCCTTATACTCTCTACCACTCTTCGTAGGTACGCCAGTTAGAGCGTTGAAGATTTGTAGAGCTTCTACTCTCTGTTTACCAAGCCGTCTATAGTCTAGACATTGGGCAGAGAGAGTAAAATCTTTGTATGGTAAAAATGTCTGCATTTAAAATTTATCTTCAATCCATTTATGTATTATAGCACCTAGTAGTAAGAACTGAGTTACTAGAAAAGATACATATACATACACATGATGTGTAAAGCCGTGTGGCTCTCCACATAGTCCTAGTAGATGTTTGATAGTCTCTAGCATCCGCAGCTACCAGAGTTGCAGCTAGAATCTGTCATTACGTAGCGTTCGAACCACTCTTTACTTACTCTAACTCTTTCTTTGTTCTCTACTTTCTCTACTATGAAGCTCCACTTTCTAGCTCTAGTATTGTAACCTACTAGCTTAACCTTACCAGCATTAAGAGGATACTCTTTCTCTACGTCAAATCCTCTCATCTTGGATAAGGAGAGCAGATCTTCATACTCTTTGGTAATAATCTCTCCAGAGTCAGAGATAGGGTTAACTTTCATTTTAAAGTTAGCCTCATTGTCTGAGTAGGTACAATTACCAAGTTGTATTCTACAACCTAGCTCTTCTCCAATTGGTTTTAGAGCTTCATTGACTTTCTCTCTGATTGCTCTGAGTTTGTCTGGTGTAAGTGCCATTAGACTTCTCCTTCTCTCTATACCATATCGCATAGAGTTGTTTTTTGTTATAAGAGTTTGCTTTACTCTTGGTTATGTTAAATCTTTTCATAGCCCACTCTACGAGGTGTATCTTTCTAGTATGTGGACATCTAGAGTAGCTGTATTGTATATTACTCATCTAAGTCTAAAGAACTCTAGTACTCTATATATAAATGATTCTCTGCAATAATTCTTCCAGGCAGATAGAACTACGTCTCTCTTTATCTCTGCCTCTCCATATCTTCTCTGCATTACGTTAGGTCCAGGCTCCCAAATATCTCTATATATACCACTATCTCTGTCTATCATATCTCTCTTGAAGTCAAGAACCTCTTTTAGTTTATTGGATAGTATATCGTTTTTATCTACTTTCATATTACTCTCCGACAACTTAGTTTCGCAAGAATATATCTAAGATAAGCATACCGATAGTATTTATTCATATACTCATTATATTGTTTTTTAGTCATATTACTCTCTGATTATTGTTTTTAAGTAACTCGATCTCTCTCTTCAATTCCTCTCTGAATTTCTGCTTAGCAGCGTACTCATTGTATCCGTAGTATCTACGTTTAAAGAGCGAGTCATATCTCTCTATATAATGATAAAAGAGATATGAGCCGTCTCTCTGTAATTCGTATATCATACTACCAAGGTTTCTCTATCGGATGTAATAGTCTGGGGTCAGCTTTCTTAGTGTTTGTTCTTCCAGGCTGGGTTTGGTTTCTACGTAACTTTAGATTGTGTTTGTACATTCTGTCTCTCTCTTGCCACTTCTCTAAACAACTTAGCACTCTATTCATATGTGAGTAGCCAACTCTGATCAGGCTACGCTTGTTTCTATCATACAAATTTATGTAGCTTCCATTGTCATAGAGATGACTGCGCATATAGAATAGTATGGCACTAATCTCCTTCAATGTCTTTCTAGAAGCGAACTTCTCTCCAGCCATATATAGTAGCCATTTATTTTCTCTATGCTCAATCTCTAGCAGCACAACTGGACTCTTCTTGTCCTCATTGTCTATGTACTTGTCAATCTCTGTAATATGTTTGTAAGATTGATTTAGCATTACTCTCTATTCCTTATTAGTTAGAATAAAATAGGTTAAAGAAAAGCCCGTATTTCTACGGGCTCTCCTTGTTAGGTTACTTAGTCACTCTCTTTCTTTGCTGGTTCTACTTCCTTGCCATTAGAGTCTAAAAAGGTATAGACTGCCTTGGCGTTTATATCGTAGCTTTGTACCTTAACTACAACCTTGGCTACTTTCTTATAATTAGAGCCAAGATTCTTAGCTTGGGTAGTTGTTAGAGTAGTTTTCTCGTAGTCAAAAGGCTTGAGCTCTTTAACTTCGGCTCGTAGATTGCGAAAGTTCTTAGAGTTGTCGGAGTCTGTACAAAAGTCAATATGACTTTCTCTCTCTTTTTTCTCTACTATCTCGCATTCAGCCTTTACTTTTTTGACGTCTACTGGAATTCCTCTACTAGCCATTTTTTCTAGTAAAGCCAATTCAGCTTCAGTCATTATAGTTCCTACGTTATTAGTAATCTCGTTCATAAGATTTCTCTCTTTCTTTTTTATTCTAGTTTTCAAAAATCAATTGCCCACTTTGGGCACTTCTTGAAATTAAGAATTTTTAACGAATAAAACAAAATAATTTAAATCAAGTAGAAAATTTAGATTTTGACGTGCCGATCGTGAGATTTTAAAAACCATCAAGTTGTGATCGCAGCTTAAGCGACGCCAGGTATCTTGATAATGAGACTCAATCTCAATTAACCTGGTATTGATAATGAGACTCAGTCGCAATAACAAAAACCTGGGATTTCCTAGCAAAAAATAAATACAGAATTTTCAACTGAAAATGAGACGCAGTATCAAAAAGGATGGGGAGGGCTGTCGTGGAAAAAAGAAGCGCACACAAAATGGTGCTATTTTTTACAATTTTGGAGTGTATTTTCTACAGATATGTAAAACTAGGGTTATACTCGTTAGTAGATATACCTTTTTTTGGCTTAAATTTACCTCATTTCAGAGGTTTTTTGGTTTTTAGGTATATTCCCTTGCATATTGTAGTTTTGATGGTAAATTCGGCGTTCTACAAATTCATATTTTTGGTGTATTTCGCACCAGTTATCACGATCGATCTTTAAGAACCTATATGAATGGGTGTTTCCAGCAGAATCGCTGAGAAGTAAGCCTGTTGTTTGGACGGAGCTAGTAGTATTTACGCTGCAACCAGTACACAGCAACCACACAAAGAGTACTTTTTTCATTTTTTACTTTTTTCAACCTTTCTTTTCTTTTTGGAACCTACCTCCTGAGTAGTATTTGTTTTCCAATTCTCAAATATTTTTGTATAATTTTTTCTGTAACGAGTAAAATTATCAACTCGACTCTTATCTCCCTTGCCGTTCATACCTCTCCAAATCTTTTTGCAAGTTATGTTAATAACTTGTTTTTTAATAATATATATATTATATATATTATATATTTTCTTACTCTAGCTACTTACAATATAAGTCTTATATACACTTTTGTCAACAGGTTATTTACTACTTGACAAAAATAGTTTTAACGGTTATATTGAGTGTATGGAAAATTATAAAAAGGAACACGCACGTCTACATTGTGCCAACTGGGACGCTGGTAAGTGCATAGGGTGTGATGTCAGAACACAAGACAACACTCTAATACTGTATATAGATTCTAAAAAGGCAGATAAGGAATGCGTGATAGATGAAGGCTGTGGCTACTTTGATAGAGTAGTAGTACCAGGGATAGTATGAAGAAGCCAGATCCAAAGAAGATTAAATTCCTAGAGAAAGTAATCGATGAAGTAATTATAAACTCTGGACGCTACAGAGGTTCTGCGACCAATCACTCTGAACCTATGTGGGGCTGGGGAAAGGACGAATCAAATGAGAGAACAAGAGATAATCAATGCGATAGAGAGATCTTATCCGAAGATGATGAAGAGATTCAATCAGATAACGGATGAGCAGTATAAACTATTTTGCAAGAAACAATACGATTACGGTAGCGGCAACATTACGCTAGGTGGAAACCTAGAGAACGAAGAGGACAGAATGTTTGCTTTGACTGCTTTAGTTATTCGTATGAACGACAAAGTCAACCGACTAAAGAATATCATTGTAAAACACCGTGGTAACAACGCTGTTGCTGACGAAACTTACCTAGATGCATTCCGAGACCTGTCTATTTATAGTGTAATAGCTCAACTCGTTTCTGAGAAAGTGTGGGGCAAATGAAGAAGTTATACTATTTTATAGAGGCGTATATATTAAAAGCATTGTTACGTTTAATGAAAGTGGGTAAAAAGAAATGAAGTGGAATGATAGAGAGTTAAGGATCTTAAAACAGTATGCCACCACAGATAAAACAATGGCTGATGTTCACAACGACTTGGTTGCTAGTGGTTTTGATAGAACATTTAAAGCAGTAACTAGAAAAATTGAGTCAATGCGTTTATCTAAACCATTTAAAAAAGTAGATGTTGCTGCATTACCTAAGATATTAATTTTGGATATTGAGACTACCCCTATAGCTGTGTGGACTTGGAGTCTTGGCAATCAGTACATAAACCCTACCAGTATTATTAAAGACAGTAACGGTAAATACGTTGATTGGTATGTGTTGAGTTGGTCTGCTAAGTGGTTGTACGATAACAATGTTTTGAGCGATGTTGTAACTCCAGAAGAAGCAAGGGCTAGAGATGATAAAAGAATTATGATGTCTATATGGAAGCTACTCGATCAGGCAGACATTGTGATTGCTCACAACGGAGACAAGTTCGATCTTAGAAAACTCAAGGCAAGATTTATTTCTAATGCGATGGTGCCGCCTATGCCGTACAAAACGATTGATACTCTTAAGGTTGCTAGAAAAGAATTTGCTTTCAGCTCTAATAAGCAAGACTACATTACAAAGTTTCTAGGACTAGAGGAAAAGCTAGATACTGATTTTCAGTTATGGGTTGATTGTATGAATGGAAATGTGGAAGCCCTAGAAAGAATGGAAAAGTACAACAGAACCGATGTCGTAGGCTTAGAAGAAATGTATCTAAAGTTAAGACCATACATCAAGAACCATCCGAACTTAGCTGTTATGATGGATGATAATGTTTGCTCTGTTTGTGGTTCTCACTCACTAGTTGACACTGGTAAATATTATCATACTGGAGCTAGTAGGTATGAATTGTTTTGCTGTGAAAGTTGTATGTCTCCCCACATAAGAGGTAAGAGTAGTACGTTAGATAAAAATATAAACATAAGGTCTGCCTCTTGACTTTATGCGTAAAATCGGTTATATTGTATTATAGATGATTACTCGTAAAATAAATAAGATTGATCATCCTATATACAGTGATGTAGAAGAATTTCAGAGGTACAATCCTAGTATTGATGTTGTCAAAAATTGGAGGGATGGTACCGAAGGTAACTGGGTAGTTTCAGACGATGGTCAAGTGTGTCAAGTGCTGAAGCGAGGGAAGTTAAAGGCATCTAGGTCTGATAAGGTAATTCGTTATTATATCAGAGTACCTCTGGGAACTTTTGTTTGTACCGATAAAACTAGGATGGAAGGAGATCCTAGGAAGAATCTTTATTCTTTTGGCTTGGCTGATACCAGCGCCTACAAGCATAAGATTGAGAAAAAAGAAACCACACAAAGAGAGTTTTTGTTTGCTCAATTTGTTGCAAAGGGTACGGATATGGTTGATGCTTTCTTACAGGCATACCCTACGGAAAATAGAAAGTATGCTGAAGGTCAAGCCAAAATTTTATTAAAAGCAAAAAGGATACAAAAGTTGATTAGAGAAGAAATAGACAAGGTTCTTGTAGACGCAAACATTACTCCTTTGTATTTATTAGAGCAAATGAAATCAATAGTAGATAATCAAGGCTCAAATGATAGAGATAAGATTCAAGCTATTAAAACACTAATGCAGATTACTGGTATGATGGATACGGAAAAGAGAACTGAGTCAGTAGCTGTGTTTCAAGGATTTACAAAGGAGCAACTAGATGCCATTGGCTCAGGACAAGTCAAGCAACTTGCAAGCGCTGAAAGAGAAGTTGAAATTAAATAACTGTCAGCTCTGTGGGAATAGTTTATACCCAAGAGCTTTTATTATACACAATTTGGATAGTGAGAAATACTACGTAGAATGTTTTCATTGTTTTACTATATACGGTGATGATTTGAAAATAAAACACATAGGAGTACCAGATGTCCACGGAGTATCGTAAAGATAATATAAAGTTAGCAGTCTATGGAACACTAAGAAGAGGAACTGATAATACTGGAGTAATAAAAAAATCATCTCTTGTGTATCCTGGGCACCAAAGTTATCCAGCAGTTATCCAAAACGACAGAGGTAGTGGGACTGTTGTAGAAGTTCAGAATGTAAGTCAAGAAGAACTGCATAGGTATGATATGTATGAAGGCTTATCTTCTGGTCTATATAGACGAGTAATGGCTGATGTTGATATGGATGATGGAAGAAAAGAAAAAGCTTGGGTGTACGTTGCAGGAGATGAAATGATGCAAAGAAGTACAACATTCAGAGTTATAAAAAGTGGAGATTGGTACAATAGATAATTTTAACATAAACTCTAGCAATCTTTCTGAAAAAGAAAGAGTTTTAAATATAGTCTCACAAGACTTAATTGCTTTTGGTCAACTTTTTTTACCAGAAGATTTTATGAAATCTTCTCCAGCTCCCTTTCACTATGAGGTAGGTGATAAACTTCTAAATAGAGATATTAGAAAGCTATGTGTTGTACTACCTCGTGGTCATTCTAAATCTACGATGGCAAAAGCTGCACTTCTACATAAAATCTATTTTAACCCACAGGGCAAGAAAGAGTTTGCTGCTTGGGTATCTGAAGAGCAAGGTCAGGCAGTTGATCATTTGAAATACATCAAAAATCATATAGAATATAACAACGCTTTACATTATTACTTTGGAGATATGGTTGGTGATAAGTGGACTGAAAAAGAAATCACTACCAGCCGTGGAGATAGAATTATAGCAAAGGGTACTAGTCAGAGATTGCGTGGTCGATCAGAGCTTGGTACTCGATATACAAATATTATTTTAGACGACTTTGAATCTGAGTTAAACACAAAGACTCCAGATAGAAGACGTGAGATTAAAGAGTGGTTGATGTCTACTGTTTATCCTTCTCTCGAAGAATCAAAGGGCAACGAGGGTTCCATTTGGTTGATTGGCACTATCGTACATTACGATTCAGCATTACAGGCTATATACGATGGCTACCTTGAAGCCCAAGATAAGGGAGAAGATTATACGTGGGATGTTATATTTCATAGAGCTTTAGAAGATGGTAAACCTTTGTGGGGTTCTTACTTTACAAAAGGTAAGATAAATCAAATACGTAAAGACTATGAGAATGTAGGGCAGTTACATAAGTTTGCACAAGAGTATATGAATGATGCTAGAGATCTAGCAACGGCTAAGTTTAAGATTGATAAACTGCAAAAGCATGACTACGAGTTTGTATCTAATAGTAATCAAGCGTATTTAAAAAGTAAAGATACAGTCATACCTGTTAATGTTTACATGGGTGTTGACTTAGCGTATGAGGCAAATGCTAACAATGACTATCAAGTGATTATGGTTACAGCTGTTGACAGCGACAAGAACTATTACATCTTAGAATACTATCGTGATCATCTGCCTCTGTATGAAATGCCACAAAAAATTTTTGAATATGCAAAAATGTATAGTCCAGTTAGGCGTGTTAATGTAGAGCACGTAGGGGCTCAAGGAATTATAAAAGACTCTGTGAATAAAATGACTGGCTTTGATAGAAAGATGGCGCCTGGAATAGCTAGAGGAGTAAGACCTCCGACTGGTATTAAAAAAGAAGATAGGATTGAGTCTTTATTGTGTCCTATTGTGAACAGAGGTAAGTTGTTTCATAGAGCAATGCACCAAGAAATTGTTGACGAAATGTTTCATTTTCCAAAAGGAAAGAATGATGACCTCCTTGACGGTCTTTGGTATTCTGTTACAAACGCAAGATCGCCGCTAAGTTCTAAGTTTTCTTCTACTGATTTTAATGTAAATATGGATAAATCAGAAAGAAAAACCAAAAAAAGCACAGTCAGAAGCTGGATTACTGGACAAAGAGTCTAGAACCACTTGACAAATTCAATATTTCGCTTATATTATATATATAGATATCTTAAAGGAGTACCGTTATTAACTACGTAGAAACCTTTGCTGAGCACGAAGAAGCTAACAGCAATAAAGAGTTATGGAGAAGGTATAGAGACGCGCGCGCTAACTGGGAAACAGAGGCTAGAGATGCTATTGATTTTGCCTTAGGCAATCATTATTCTGCTGAAGAGTCTGCTGTTCTACAGTCTGTTGGACAAGGCGATTTTATTATAGACAGAGTATATGCTGCTGTAGATAAATTAAAATCTTTACTAACTTCTAGAAATCCAAAGTTCTCTGCAGTCGCTAGAGAAGACTCTGATTATAAATTATCAAGTGTTTGGCGTACAATATTAGAGTATGTCTGGGATATATCAGACTGCAATACTCATTTTAAACAAGTTGTTCACGACTATGCAGTTACTGGGTTAGGGTACTTCTATGTTTTTTTAGACCCAGAATCAGATTATGGGAGAGGCGATGTTAAGATTACAAGCATTAATCCATTCCGTGTGTACGTCGATCCTGCTTCTAGGGATAGATACTATGCGGATGCTGCTCATATGTTACTATCTACAATACTTACTAGAGACCAAATACTTGGTCTTTATCCACAGTTAGAAGACATTATTGATAATATTAGTAGCTCTGATGACGAAGAAGATTACCCAACCTCTAGAAAGAAAAATTCATCATCCTCATTTACCCCAGACGTAGTAAAGGATTATGATAGAGAAGGGTATGAAAAATACAGAATTATTGAGAGATTTGAAAAAATAAAAGTTCCGTATTATAGATTATTTAATAAAGAAACTCAAGAAGAAAAAATAGTTGAGTTAGAAGCTTTTGAAAAAATTCTATCTGAAAACTCTCATTTGATAGAATCGGGACTGGTAGAAGCAGTAGAGGTATTGCAAACTAGAATACGTCACGTTGCTACAGTCGGTCAAGTTCTCCTTTATGAGCAAATCCTAAATACCGACACATATCCCATAGTACCAGTCCCTAACATTTGGACAAACACTCCTTATCCTAAATCAGATGTTAATAAGGTTAAAGATTCGCAAAGATTAATAAATAAATTATTCTCTTTGACTCTTAGCCATGCCCAAGCATCTGCTGGTCTAAAGCTATTAGTTCCAGAAGGAAGTGTTGATGACATAGGGCAACTAGAAAGAGATTGGGCAAATCCTAACGCTGTTATTGAATACAATCCAGAGTTTGGAGAGCCACATTACCCAGCTCCACAGCCACTAGCATCAGAGTTTTATGCTTTGATCAGTAGGGTAGAAATGTATATTGATTTAAACTTTGGTATATCAGAGCTAATGCAAGGATTTAAAAGCGGTGCTGCTGACACTGCCAGAGGAACGTATCTATTGCAGGAAATGGGAGAGACCAGAGGGAGGTCTAAACTTAGAGATATAGAGGGAAGCTTAGATGTTCTTGGAAGAGTAGTATACAACTTTTCAAAAGGACACTATAGTTTTAAAAAGACTTTTAGAATTGTGCAACCAAATAACGATTTGACAGAGTTCACTATTAATAGCAAAATGTATGATGATAAGACGAATGAGTTATTAAGTATTGAAAATGACATATCATTAGGTCAGCACGATATTCGGATAGTATCAGGCTCAACGCTACCATCTAATAGGATGGCTGAGTACAATATGTATTTAGATGCTTATAAGTTGGGTCTGGTAGATGATGTCGAGGTGTTAAAGAAAACTGATATCTACGACAAAGAAGGTGTTCTTCAACGGAAAGGTACTATGAGTCAGATGCAATCTTACATAGGACAGCTTGAACAAGAGGTTAAAAAACTGCGTGGTGATTTACAAACTTCTGAGCGTGAAATGATAAACGCAAGAAAGCAAACTATTACGCAGAAATTTAAAACTGGATTAGATTCAGTTATAAATGAAATAAAAGATAAAGAAAGAAAAAATCTCAACAAGCTAGAAAATGTAATTGATAAAGCTGATTTACAGGCTAAGTACGGTAAGAAGGAAGAACAGGGCATACAGGGTGCCGAACAGGGCGTTGAAGGTTAATATAATTAAGAGTCAAGCTTTACCAAAGAATATCGTTTAGGTATTGTCTAAAAAGAGTAAAGAGATTCGGAAAGGAAATATGGAAGACCAAGCAACAGAAAAAAAAGTAGGTAAAACTTACGAGGATAAATTAGCTGATGATCGTAAAGGTCTGGATATAGCTATGCCAGATGTAGAAGTGGTAAGTGGTGAAGCCCCTCAAGTTGAGGAATCAAATACCCAAGAGGAAGGTGTAACACCTCTCCCTAGTGAAATTACTGCTGAAGGCAATGAAGAGCAGATTGATTATGCAACTGACTGGGAAAGCGAAAGTAGAAAGTTTCAGTCTATGTATGATAAGCAAAAATCTGATTTTGATGCTTTACAATCTCAAGTACAACAGCTAGAACCTTTAAAGCAGTTACAATCTGTTTTAGAATCTAGACCTGATATCGTAAAAGATATTCAGAGTAAATTAGAAGGTAAACCTACTAATAACAATGAACAAAATTCTAGTGAAAGTTCTCTAGATGAAAATTCATTTGACCCATGGGAAGCCTATTACAAACCCGACTCTCCTTCGTACAAGTTACGGGTAGAGAAGGAAAAAGCTTTGGTTTCAGAAGCTGTTAGTGAACAGATGGCTGGAATCCAAAGTCAAGTTGCCATGCAAAATCTTAGGGGCGAGTTAAAGTCTAAGTATGGTATGAATGATGAAGCCGAGATTGATAGTTTTATTGACTTTGCTATGACACCAAGAGAACAACTACCAGTTGATTTCTTGATTGATGTTTATAGACAATTTTATAATAAAGGAACCAATGCTCCTTCATCTGAAAACATACAAGCTGTGGCTGAAACTCAATCTATGCCAAAGTCTGCTGGTGTTTTACAAGGCGGAGAGCCGAAAGTAAAAAGCGAGTTAGATGTGTCTTGGGATAGAATCCTAAAAGCTGGCAACGCTGGAAGATTACTTTAAAATAATTAACGGAGAAAATTAATAATGTCTGTTACAAAAGGAATAAAACTCTCTAGTGACATTACCGCCGCTGCTACCAGCGCTGGTGTGGGACAAGCTCCTGATAGAAGACGGTTATATGATTTTAGTGATCGAGTTGCTGAACTGGCTCCTGAAGAATCACCTTTTTTTGTATACCTCTCTCAAGTTGCAAAGTCACCAACGGATGACTCAGTCTTCCGCTATCTAGAGAATAGATCAAAAATCAATATGACAACAAGAAACTTCTTGTTGGCTGCTGATGTAAACGGTGGTTCTGCCGTATCAGCTGGAAGCTCTTATAGTTTTTCAGTTGACGCTGACACAGCTACTGGTGGCGTTAGCTCTGGAGGAGCTTCAGTTGACTTTTTAATTAAAGGAATGGTCTTTGTTGTAAACACAACTACTGGCGCTGAAACCTCTGGGTATGCTCAAACAATGGTAAGAATAGAAACTGCTCCAGTTGATGCTGGAACTAGTACTACTTTTACTGGTAAAATTGTTGACGTATCAAACTCAAATGTTTCTGGTTACAATGTTTTAAGCAATAATGACAAGTGTCAAGTTATCGGTACTGCATTTGGCGAAGGGACTGCTTCACCAGATACATTCTCAACTGAAATTGAGGATGATTTTGGATACACTCAAATCTTCAAAACTGCTTGCGAACTATCAAACACAGCTATTGCAACACGCTATCGTGGATATGCAAATGAGTTTGAAAGAATTTGGGCAACCAAACTTCGTGAGCATAAAGTAGATATTGAGCGCGCTATGTTATTTGGGCAAAAAGCTCGCGTTGGAGGCGTTCAGTATACTGAAGGTTTGGCTGGTCATATTATCAAAAATGCAAACCCAACAACCGATGATAGCGCTTTCGCTTATAGTTCTGGAGCACCTTACTATCGTAGTGTAGCTCAAGGTGAGCTTACCTACGACAGACTGCTTGCTGACTTAGAAGTTATCTTTGATCCAGCTCGTGGTGGTTCTTCAGATAGGCTAGTATTAGCTTCATTACCTGTAATCACTTTCTTTAACAAGTTAGGTGATGGTGCATTTATGGATGCATCTATGGGTTCTAGTTCTAATATGGTTAATCGCTATAACTTTGAAGAGCGTGATGGTCAGTTTGGTCACAAGATTATGACTATCGACACTGTTCATGGAACAATGCACTTGGTAAAAGAGCCATTGTTTAGAGGCTTAGCTTCTGGATTTATGTTAATGGCTGATATGAGCAAACTACAATACCGACCACTAGTTGGAAACGGTCTAAATAGAGACACTCATATTATCACAAATGTACAAAACTCAGACGAAGACTTGCGTAAGGATATGGTTATCACTGAAGCTGGTCTTGAAGTCACACTTCCAGAGTGCCACGCACTTTACGAAGTTGAATCTGTATAAGGAGGTTATGTATGTTAACTGATTATCTAAACCCTAATAGTGGTGCAAGTGATGTAGCTAAGAAGTGGGAAATTATCAATGCTGCTAAAACATTATCATCAGAAGATTCTGGTAAATGTTTTGGTGTTGAGCAAGATAGTGCCTACGAAATTACACTACCAAAAGCTGCAGATGCTGGCGCTGGTTGGAACGCTAAGTTCGTTCTAAGTCAAGTTGCGGCAAATGCGGTAACGATTGCTAATAATACAGCAGAAGATACTATTGTTGGTATGACAGTTGGAGCAGATGGCAGTGCTGGAAGCTCAGCTGAATCAGCAGTAGATGAGATTGTATTTATTAGTGGCGCACAACTTGGTGATACAGTAGAGCTAGTTTGCGATGGTACTTATTACTATGCAAAAGCTACTGCTCACGATGCAGCGCATATCACTATCTCATAATCCGAATAAATAAGGATTAACAGTTTTGGATACTGTGGGGCTATTCGTATAAAGGTTTAGCCCCAAACATCCTAAAGATTTTTAAACATAAGGAAAAGAAATGGCTAATTATAATTCTAGCAATACAAATGTAAAAGTTTTTGTTCACTCAGTAAAGCCAGGCGACAAGTCTAATTCAGCTGGCGATCTGTCAAAAGATGTTTACGATTACATTGTTGGATTGGATTCTACTGATAATGCGATAATATCAATAACTCACGCACCAATGAGAGGTGAAAGAGTTATGACTATGGTAGTTTCTGGTTCATAATGAATTGTCAGCATTGTAATAAGCCAAACAAAGAAAATTGGTTTTACTGCAGAGGTTGTGGTAAAAGAGCTTCTGCTCCTAAGTTTACTACAAACTCTTGGATGAGAACCGATAGAGGGATGAGAACTGACGTAGAATTTAATTCTATGGATATGGATAAAAGTATTAATAAAATGAGAAATCAGAAATGGGGTTTGGATGCCTAGGTTTGGAAAAGGCTTAAAAACTGTATCTAGTCAAACAATGACTGGAGGAAGGAAAAAAGATGTACGGCAAAAAAGGGTACGGCAAGAAGTCAAAAAGCAACAAAAAAAATAAAAAGAAAAATACTAATAAAAAATCAAGAAGATATTAATAAATGGCTTTTAAAGATAGAGTTGAAGCAATAACAAAATTAACCATTGACACTGGTCAACCTGTTACTCAGAATCAGTTAGATGAATTACTAACTGAAGGTAGGCGTGAGGTAACAAACGCTATGCCTATGAGTATTAAAATGTCTAGACACGGTCATACGGTATCAAGCTTTACAAGCACAGCCGTTGGCTCTGAGTCTGCTAGCCATGAAGGTGGAGAAGTTCTTTGGGTGACTAGAAACGATGGAACCATAGACCAGCCTTGTAGGAAGATTTCTAGAAGATTAGCTGCGAGAGCAACTGATAGCTCAGAAATGTTTGCAGCTACAGTTAACGATCCAGTTTGGTATACTAATGGCAATCAAGTTAATGCCTTACCAGCATCTGGAACTTGTAAGTATGCAGTTTTACAATTTAATACTGTATCAAACAGTGATAGTGCTATAATAGAATTTCCAGATGAATATGAATACCTAGTTGTTCTTTACGCATCTATTAAATCTTTACAAGCAGCTTTGGCAGATAAGTCTGGCAATACTGATATTACTACAGCATTAACGGCTATGAAAGCTGCAATAGAAGCTGCTGAAGCCTCTCTTGACAAAATGGAGTCCACTCAAGAATCTGTATTTGGAGATGAAACTACATTTTTAACTGCTCACTCTCAATTAACAAGAGTAAAAGATGCAGTTGATAAAGTATCAGATATTGTTAATGGTAATCAACCATCCTCAACAACCGATGCTTTCGGAGCACAGGCTAACGAAGATATTGAATTAGTTACATCCGCTTTAAATATTGCACAGACAGAATTGTCTAGAGCTCAAATGCATTTATCAGAATGGACTTCTATTGGAGATATGAGAGTAAAACAAATTAATGCTTCTTTATCAGAAGCTCAAGGGTATGCTACGGAAATCCAAACTAGGCTTGCTGTAGATAGTACAGAATATTCTTGGATGGAAAAACAACAAGCAAAATTACAAGCTGATTACGAGAGGAGACTACAAATCATGACAGTTGTAACTGTAACAGCAACAGCTTCTTGGTCGGTAAGCACTCCAACTACAACCGCATCTTGGACACTTGTGGTAATTTAAAGGATTAAAAATGGCTGTACACAAACTAACTATTAAAGAAATTTTATCTAGAGTGAGAGAGGTTTTTCCTGATGCTCCACAAACTTATATGATCAGTTTAATTAACGAAGCGTTGGTTGAAGCTGGTAAGTATAATACTAAAGTAGAGTATGCAAAGACTACTACAGTAGCAGACCAACAATGGTATGCAATTGGTGATGCAAGTGGAGCGGATATTAATAAAGTATTTAGAGTTGACTTTATGGACTCAAGTGGGGATTATGTAAAGATTCCTAGATTATTGAATAACGAAATACAAACAATGGATATAGACTAATGGCTAGCAGTTACAACAATCCAGAAGATTTTATTGCTTGGTTTATTAAGGGAGACAACCTAGCAATTGTTACTACAAATGGGAGTGATACAGATACAGTTCATCATAAACTAGGTGATTATAAACCTATTGATGAAGCGGTTACTGATGGAGTTTTGGTTCACTATTATGCAGAACCAAATGCTGCTAGTGGAACACCTGGGGCAACTGGTATAGATGCTAATCCAGATATAGATAATACTATGCACTCATCATTAGTTGACTATGTAAAATTTAGATTATACCAAGATAAAGCTGGTACATCACCAGATGGAAATATATCTTCAATTGCGATGGCTATGGCTAAGACTCACGAAAATAAATGGAACGAAGCTATAAGAAGATTTGGTATGAAGAAACGAGATAAGACTGGCGGCCCTAGAAGGATTATGCCAGCAGATTTACGATAATGGTCTTAGAGACGGTGGTGGAGGGAAATAGGAGTTATTATGGCTAACCCAGGAAAATATCAAGCAAAAGAGGTATTAAATAAGGTTTTAAATACTGAAGAGGATGCGCTCAAAGTTGATATAGATAACGTCACTCTCAATACAGAAGGTGGTGATGTAAGTGTAGAAGTTGATTTAGATAATTCTACAGACGATGTTCTTGTCTATGGTAATGATGGATCAGCAAATAGAAAATTAACAACAGATTCAAGTGGACATCTGCAAGTAGATGTTCTTACTACTCCAACCGTAACCATATCAGACGGCGGAGGAACAATTAGCATCGATGATGGCGGTGGCAATATTAGCATAGACGATGGTGGTGGTAATATTTCTATTGATGATGGTGGAAACTCAATAACAGTTGATGGAACAGTAACGATTCAAGATGGTTCTGGAAGTATAACCGTTGACGGAGACGTTACAGCCAATGTTCCTTTTTTAACAGGTTCTGGAAGCTTTGGTGGTACAAGCACTACTTACGCTGATGTTAGTGGTGCGAGTTTACATACCCAAAGACAGGGATTGTTTAGTTATATTATACAATGTGCTGCAACTTCTTCGACAAGTGTAGTATGTAAAGTGCAAGTATCCAATGACAATAGCACTTGGATTGATGCTGAGACACCTGAGGTAACTGTAGCTATAAACTCAGTAGGTCAGATATCAGGAACTTCGTTTTTTCAATACACTAAAATTCAAGCTAAAGCTGGTTCAGCTGCAAATGCTCAGGCTAATATATATGGATACGCCAAATAATGCTTGGTGCAATAAAATTATTATCAAGAGTTTCAAAGAAGTGGAATTTCTTGAGAGCGAGTTACGATTCAACAAATCACAGATGGGAAAGTATTAGATAAATATGGCATCTTTAGAAGGACAAACTATAGCATCAACCTATAAGCAGTTACTGAAGATAACTTCAGAAGGAGTAGGTGCAGATGCTTCAGCCAAATATATAGAAGATGGACTAGGCACTGACACCGCACTATCTCTCAGTACAACACGAGTGGGTATTGGTTCCGCAAGCCCTGCATATCCTTTAGACATTGTATCCACGATAAACAATGGAGCTGCATTAGCTATTAGAGGCGATGTGGATGCTGATGGTAGATTTTCTGGAATACAATTTGGTGATAATGGAACAACATCTTATAGCAAAGGTGGTATCTTTTATGAAGGTAAAGATGCGTATGCAAGAGGTAATTTACATTTCGCATTAGAAGGTGGAACTGGTGCAGATAATGCTGATTTAACAGATGCCAGAATGACCATAACTTATGGTGGCAACGTAGGTATTGGCGTTACCTCACCAGAAACACCTTTGGCTTTTGAACCTTCGGACACAACAACTGCAACAGAAGGTATTAAGTTTCAAAATTCAAGTAGTACAAGCGATGCTATTGTACAACCTTGGAAGTTTGCTTCTGGAATGGGTTTGATATTAGGAAGTAATTTTTACATAGACACTTCTGGTAATGTAAATAGATTTAATTCATCAGAAGAAAGTAGTGGAATCTTAATAGACCCAAGAGGAACGCTAACCTTTTCTACTGGTGGAACTGGTGGAAACGCTACTACTGCCATCATCATAGACAGCTCACAAAGTGTGGGAATAGGTGCTAGTCCAGAATCAAAATTAGCAGTCAAAGGCTCATCTGGTGATGCTGATTTATTTAGCATAAGTGATGTAGCTGTACCTACAAGTGGAACAGAATATGGAACTGCTATGATTAAAACTAATTCTACTGAATATGCTTTAAACATAACTTCATACAATGCAAGCGGTAAAGGTCTTAGAATTTATAATAATGGCGGACAACCTGCTTTTCTTATATCTCAAGCAGGTGGGGATAGATTTTTGGTTGATGGTAATGGTAATGTAGGTATAAATGGTACTACTAATTTTTCAGCCCAAGGTGGCAGTTCTTCAAGCTCTGCTTCCAATGTTACAATAAAAGGAAGCCTAAGATTAGATTCTGAAAGTACAAGCACAGGTGCAGGCACAGAACTTGATAGCATCCAGTTCGGTAAGGCGCACCAATTAGGTGCAGGTGTTGCCAGATACGCTATGGCAGAAATAAGGTCATTTACCAATGGTGGCTATGAAGGTGGCTTAAACTTTCATACAAGTCATAGTATTGGTGGTGGTGGGTATGACCTTTCAAAGGCATTATCTATTGCAGGAAATGGTGCTTTATCTGTATTTGCTCATACTGGTGAAGATACTTATATAGAATTTGTAAGTGATAGAAATACAGATGGGCAATTAATACACACTACTGCTTATAAAGGCAATAATGATGCTGATGAGGAAATAAGCTATGCAGAAATAAGAGCTAACATAGTAGATAATGCTGATGGTTCTGAAACTGGTAAGCTAACATTTAGAACAAGAAGAACCAGTGGAATGACAGATGCAGTTATCATTGATGAAGCTTTAAACACTACATTTAATGGTAATGTTCAAGCACCAGTACATTACTCAAATAGTTATTCTGCTTCATTGTCCCACGCAACATTTACAACTTTATTTAGCTTATCAAATACTAAAGGAGCAACTTGGATTGTAACTGCTTGGATAAGTGCAAGTGATAGTCCTAACAATTATCACGCTGTTGCTATGTTTTCTGCTGCAAATGGTAATTATAGACAAACAGATTTACAAACTGCAAGTTTCCTTACCATTCAGTTGTCTGGGGCTGATGTTCAAGTAAGACAAAATTCTGGTGTAGGACAAACTGGTAATGTAACTGTAACAAGAATTGCATAATGCGTAAAAAACTAAACCAAAAGAAATAATATGGCAACACTAAAAGGAGCAACAATATCAGAAACTTATCCACTACTGCTTAAGATAGCGTCTAGTGGTGTTGATGGAACATTAAGAAATGTAGAAGATGGTGATGGAACCGCATCTGCATTACAGATTAGCAGTAGTTCAGTAAATATCAATGGAGAGCTTGCAGCAAGTGATGCAGTAACTTTTGCAAAATCTACAAATGGTGATTATAAAACAAAGATATACAATGCTAATGCAGGGACAGCAACCGAATCTAATATTTATATAACTAATTCAAGCTCTGATGCAGATGGTTTATTTGCAGGAGTTGGAGGTACAGGTTTTACCACAGCAGGAGGCTTTGTACAAGATGGAGCTTGGATAGGTTCTGGAACTGGTGCAAGTGGTGGTTTATCATTAATGACCAGAGCAAGTGCAGATATGCGTTTTTACACTAATGGTCATACTAATCTTGCTATGACCATAGACAGCTCACAAAATGTAGGTATAGACCAAACCTCACCCTCATCATTTTATTCTGGAGCAAGAAATTTAGTTATAGGTAACACAAGTCAAGCAGAGTCTGGATTGACTATTGTTAGTTCTGGTGGTGCAAGTTCTTATGGAGAGATTTTCTTCGCAGATGGAACAACAGGTAATGAAGCATATCGTGGATTTATACAATACAATCACGACAATTCTACTGATTCATTATTATTTGGAACAGCAGGTAGTGAGAAAATGCGTATAGACAGCTCTGGCAATACCACATTAGGTACGTTTAGTATGACAAATCCTAATACAACTTATAAACAGCTCAACGTTGGTGGGTTTGGAGTTATGCACAGAGAAGCCTACGATGCTTATGTTACTTCAAATGCTTATTACAATACCTCAAATGCTTTTATTGCTAAACATGACCATTCTGACGGAATTGGTACTTTAAATTTGCTTGGTGGAACATTTAATTTTAATTCATATTCTGGAAGTGTAACAGCAGGGACTGCATATACCACAGTTGAAAGAATGAACCTTGCCTCTGATGGAACCTTGTCAGTCAGTAATGTAGGTACTAATGCAACTGAAATAAATGATGCTCATACTTTTAGAGTAAATCAAGCCAATTCTTCTATGGTTATTGATAATGTTCTTACTTCTGGAAATCCATTTGGATTGCAAATTAGATTTAGTGGAGCAGGTCATGGAGTTGGTGGAAGCTTTATAGATTGTTATGCAGGAACAGATGGCACATTAAGAAGAAAGTTTATGGCAGACCCTAATGGTAGAGTTTTTGCAAATAATGGAATAACATTTGATTCTGGACTTGCTGATACAGATACACTTGACGACTACGAAGAAGGTACTTGGTCACCTATTGTTAATAGAATTACCACAGCTCCAACTGTTTCATATTCTTCAAATAGATATGGAGCATTTACAAAAGTTGGCAATATGGTCTTTGCAACTTTTGATGTTACATTTGATAGTATAAGTGGTGGTAGTGGTAGTGCAATTTTATCTGGACTACCTTTTACTGTTTCTGATGATAATAATAAATTTGCAGGATATTCTGTTTTACAGCAAAGAGCAGCAGGTGGTGTAGCAGCAGGTGGTTCAGGTCAGCAATTATCTGGATTTGCACAAAGAAATGCTGCTTATTTATATTTACAATATGACCACTCTGGTACAAGTGGATATGATTCTGTTACTGGAGCATCTTGGGCAAGTAGTGGAAGATTTACAGGCTATATAATGTATATAGCTGCATAATAATATTAATTGGATAATTAGTAAGGAATAGATTATGGCTTTAACAAAAGAAGTAATAGAAGATAAAATAGAAGTAGTTAGTAAATATAAAGCAGTTCAAGTAAGAACAGCTACTGTTGTCAAAGAAGATGGTGTAGAATTAACTCGTTCATTTCATAGAAAAGTTTTACATCCTTGTACAAAAACAGGTGAAGATACTTGGGCAGACACAGATATATCTGGTGAATCATCAGAGGTTCAGGGTATTTGTAATGCAGTATGGACAGATGATGTTAAAACAGCATATAAGGCTTTTGTAGATTCACAAAATGCGTAAAAAACTAAATCAATGGGCAAACTTTGGCAAAGCCATAAACATACTAATCTTGTTTATGTTTGCTTTTGCTTTTGTGTTTAGTATTATCAGTTGTGAAGATATACGCATTGGAAAGACCAGAGAAGAAATCAACAGAGATTTATCACGCACTATGTTTGAAGTGGACAGTATATTAAACCATATACAATATCAGTTAGATACAGCAAGTGTAGATGGAACGTACTATCTTAATATGCAGAGGATTAACAATGGCTCTAATTAGAATAAGTTTTATTGTAACAGTTTGGATAGTAATTATTTTAACAGGAATGTAAAATGAATAAACCGATAGGACAAGATTCAAGTTTAAACATATCATTGCCTATGCTTTTTCAAGCAGTAGCGGTAATTGGTGCTATGGTCTGGGGTTATGGCGAGTTAAATGGTCGTATTTCTTTTCTTGAATATCAAGTAAGAATAAACGAAGAGCATATAGAAGCTATTGAAGAAGATGCTAAAGAAAGTCAAAATGCAGAGATACCAGCAGACATAAGGCAGAATGAAAAGATTAGAGTGCTTGAAGAAGAAGTAGAAAGATTGCGTAATGAGCAAAGCAATTAGCGAAGATGCACAGATTCATATTAGCGTTGCTTTTCTTATCAAAGCAATGGTGGCAGTTGCGGTTGTTACTGGCAGTTGGTATCAGGCACAGATGAAATTTGCAGAGCAGGAGAGAAGAATAAAAGATTTAGAAAACAAAGTTACTGTGTTGAATGCGTCTATAGAGGGTATAGAAACACAACATATACAGCAACTTGAGGAAGAGAACAGAAGTCTAATGCAAAGATTAGGCATCAAAAAATAGGAGTTAGCATGGCTAAAAAAGAAAATAAAAAAGAAAATGCGCCAGTAGTAGTACTCGATGATAAAGAATATCAGATTGAATCAATGACAGATGACCAGAAGTTAATGGTGTCTCACATTGGCGATTTGAATAGAAAGATAGAAACAACAACTTTTAACTTGCAGCAATTACAGTTTGGACGACAAGCTTTTATTGATGCTTTAAAACAAGGATTAAGTGAAGATGGAAACGAAGATTAACACTATTGATAGAGTGCTAAATGAAAATGATTTAGCAGACGTTTGCAAAACAGTGCACTACTCATTCTACAAACAAGAAGTCGTAGGTGAAGGCAATGATGCGGTTACTTACTCTGCATCAAACATCGGTTCTGTAGGCTTGGATGCACCAGACTCTGAAAACTTTACAGCTTATGCTGATATTACAGAAGAAGATGTACAAGGATGGGTAGAAGCTAAAATAGGTGCAGACAGCCTTGCAAAGATTGAAGCAAGTTTAGACGCACAAATCGCAGAACAGAGAACACCAACAAAAGCAAGCGGAAAGCCTTGGTCGTAATATGGGAATGGGTGTAAAACATTATAAGAAAGATGGAACAGTCCATAGGGGTAGTATGCATAAAATGCCTAACGGCCAACTACATTCTGGCAAAACGCACACTAAATCAAGTGTCAGATTGTTCCATTACGGTGATTTAAAAGAGAAGGCTAAGATTAAAGCAAGAAAAAGTTGGAAGAAGAAATGATTGAAACCTATGCAGAGTACGGAGCTATTGGTGTCATAGTCTCACTATTTGTAATGATGATAGTGAATCTTATGAAAAGCCAGCGTGCTCAAAACGAAGACCTAGATGTTATTAGGCAGGAGATAACAAAAATAGAATCCACAGTAGAAAATGTAGAGGGTATTGTTATCAAGTTGATTGAGAGGTGGAACAAGTCAGACGATACAAGTGCTCGACATAGGGAGGATATTGTAAAAGAACTAAATGACGTAACTGATGATTTGGCGTACTTAAAGGGACGTATCAATGGAAAGGCGAGTTAGTTTTATGGTAGATTCGACAAAAGCTGTTTTAAACGGAGCAGTAGGAGTGGGAGTATGGTGGACTAGCCTACCAATGATTTTGCAAATGGCAGTGTCTATTGCAACTTTAGTATATTTATTAATTAAAATAAAAAACGAAATAAGGAGCTAATATGCTACAAAAAATGGTTATGGAATATCTCTTTAACGAAGAGAATAAACAGAAAGTTATTGAAGAGTTAAATAAGAATGTAAATATTCCAATCATCAACGAAGATACAGAAGAGAAGATTATCTCTGCTATTTATAATGTCTTTGAAGATGTGATGGGAAAGGTTTTAAATAAGTAATGCCAAGATTTAGTAGAAAAAGCAAGCATAAACTATATACTTGTGACGAAAGACTGGTTGGATTGTTCGAGGAAGTGGTTAAAGGTTTTGATTGCACAATAATAGAGGGTCATCGTGGACAGAAAAAACAAGATGAAGCTTATGATAAAGGGAATAGCAAAGTCAAATTCCCAAATGGTAAGCATAATAAAAGCCCTAGCATTGCTGTTGATGTCGCTCCTTATCCTATTGACTGGTCTGATAGGGATAGGTTTCACTACTTTGGCGGCTATGTTCTTGGAGTTGCTAGACAGATGGGATTGAAGATAAGATGGGGTGGAGACTGGGACATGGACACACAGACAAAAGACAACAACTTTGATGATTTGGTACATTTTGAGATAAAGGAATAATGCCTAAGCAGTTTAAAACATACAATCGTTTTGAAGGTGGTTTAAATACTAAAACTAACCAGAGGTCTATTCAAGATAATGAATTAGCTCAGGCTAACAATGTTATTGTGGATGAGTTTGGTGTTGTTAAATCAGCTGGCAAAGTAAAGGATAACACTACCGATTATAATTCTAGTGACAACTTAAGTCTAGATGCTTCTCAGCCTGGATATGGCTTGTTTCAAGCTAGAATGGACTATACTGGTTTTAGTGGTTCTGGTACTAACACATCTACAATTAAAACATTTTTAGCTGATACTGATGCTACCTCTGATACTAGAATAGATATAGCTGATGGTAGTGGTAGCTTTTCAGAGGCTATAGACCTAGGAAGTACTGCAAATGGTAAAGTAATATATGACCTAGCTGATGGTGTGGTTAGAATTTGTGATACTAATTTTGGAGCTGGCAATAGTGTAAAGTGGTTTGGATATGTAAACAAAAAGCTATGGTTAGACGATAACTTAAGTCAGTTAAATGTTGGTGGAGGTAGTACTCAAACAGTAGACCAGTGGGTGGTAACAGATGCACCTCCACAGCAACCATTTGCTGGAACGTCAGCAACTGGATTAGCTACTGCTGTTCTTGGTTTTGAAGATAGTCTTGAAGGGCAAGCCAGCGGAACCACTGTTACAACAATTGAAAATATAACAGATACTGGTAATACATCAGGAGTAGATACTCAGCTAGATACTGGATTATATGTTCTTGCTAGTCCTAATGATACTGATACAGTAGGAATAGTTAGGAGAGATAGTGATACGCAACTAACGATAGATTCTTCTAAGACTTGGAATGCTGTTGGCTCTGATGTAAAGCTATACATATTCCCAGATGCTGGATTAGGGTTTAATGTTCAAGTTGTTGCTTCTGGAAGTGATGGTTCAATACCAGCTGGTACATATGAGTTTGCTCAGACATTTATTTATGACGGCGTTCAAGAATCGCTACCTACGATAATGACTGGTTTGACAGATGTTGCCGCTAATCAAAGACTAACCCTATCTATTGCAGCCTCTCATGGTTATGACGAAAGAATTACTGGTGGTAGGATATACTTTAGAGATTCTACATCGAAGGGAGAGTTCCAACTTTTAGCTGAGGTAGATTTAACTTACGGATGTAGGACGAATTTAGAAGCTAAGCACGTTGGGTGGTCAACTATATATACTAATGCTTCTTATTTATTCTGCACAGTAGACATACAAGACCCAAATGCTGATACTTACAGCTCATTAAATGGTTACGATGCTGATTTATCTAGCATATCTATAGGAAGTACTGGTGAAGGTTATAAGACTAGCACAGTTTCAAATAGAAGAAAATTTGTTGCAAATGTTAAATCCGTAAATGACAAAGGACAAACAGTTATTCAGTCTGATAGGTTAATGTATAGCGAGATAAATAGATTTGATACATTCCCACCATTTAATTTTATTGATATAGGTATTAATGATGGAGAGGATTTTGTAAAGATAGAATCTTTTGCTGATAGATTGCTAGCTTACAAGAACAAAACTTTATATGTTATAAACGTAGGTGGTGGTTCTGATACTCAATGGTTCTTAGAATCAGAGCACGCAAACTTGGGAGTAGAGTTTCACGCAGCAGTAGTAAAGACTGACTTTGGTATTGCATGGGTAAATAAGAATGGATTATATTTTTATGATGGCTCTCAGATAAGAAACTTACAGAACAAAATACTTGAATCGCAGTGGACAAGCTTTGTAAATGATGATACTATAATTGGATACGAACCAACTCATAAACACTTAGTAATAGTAAGAGACGCTGCAGCTTCTGGTGACACTAGTGGTGATGCTTATGTTTATAGCTTTATTACAAACAATTTTACATTCGTAGAAGATATGGTTGATAACGCTGTTAAGACTAATATTATCACAGACTTACATAATAATATGACCTTAGGCGTAGGAACTGATGAGATAGAGTCTTATGATGGTGAGCCAGAATCTAGAGCTACGTTTGATATAAAGCTAAAAGATGATGACTTTGGTCTACCAAATATAACAAAAAAGATTTATTCTGTTACGGTTGAATACTCAACAAGTGCATCTAACTCATCAGCTGTTAAATGTGCTTATATAGATACATCTGGTGAGCCACAAACTGCTACAATAGGAAACCTTGATAGCACTAGTGGTAATTATAAAGTTCAGAACATTTCAGTAGCTCCAGTTATATCAGCATCTTCTTTTCAACTACAGTTAGATTTAAATGGAACGTCTATATCTAAAATAAATAATGTTGGTATAGAATACAGACCAATTAGGAAGAGAATCACATAATGTCGATTGATAGAGAAAAAAGATTTTTATACAACTCTAAAGGAGTTAAGGCAAAGTTACAACAAGGATATCCATCGAACAATTCTGGTAACGATGGAGAAGAAAGAATAGTTAAAACGCCAGATGGTAAACTTAGGCTCTACAGAAAAGAGCTGGGTGCTTGGCACTATTTAGAATTTACAAGGAGTTAATATGACTTTAGGAGAATTGCTAGCAAGAAGCAGAGCTAGGCAAGCTATAGGTGAAGCTGAGGCTTTCACAGAGCTAACATCTGACGTTGAAACAGAAAAAAGAGAAATTAAAGAAGCGTCAAGAGTTATTGAAGCTGCAAGAAAAAAGGCTGCAGAGCAAGCCAAAAAGCAAGAACAAAGGAGGGGTATAGGTAGAGGTTTTGGAGGTCTTCTTGGCTATGGACTGGCTTTAGCCGCAACTGGTGGTGCAGCAGCTCCCCTATTATTAGCTGGAGCAACAGGCTTGGGTAGTTTTGCTGGTCAAAAACTAGCTGGAGACCTATCTCTTGAAGATGTTGAATCTGGATTAGGAGAGGGTTTGTTTTTTAAAGGGGCAAGGGAATCTATAACAGAAAGAGAATCTGATTTAAATAGATACTTACAAGAAGCGGAAGAAGGTTTTAAAAAAAGACAGATTAGCAGTGCATTGACTGACGCATTGACTGGATACCAGGTTTCCAAAATAGACTTTAAGAAGCTTTTAGGCAAAGAGCCATCTTCTCTATTAGCAGAGGCAACCATACCTGAATTGGAAAAAGCAAATTTAGGTTCATTAACAAGAAGTAGAATCATAGACCCTCAGACTGGATTAGGTTCTACGGTTCCTAGGTCTATTTATGACCCTGTTACTGGGTTAACAAGAGGTCAAAGATTTAGTCCTGAAAGGGTTAGTGATATATTATTTGGAAGCACAAAAAGATTAGGGAGTCCATTATTATGAACGATAAAGATAAATCATTTCAAGAGTTATTAGAAAATTTAGGTCTTGCTGAGTCTCAAAAATACTTCCAAACACCAGAAGAGCTAGCTAGAATGTTTGAATTTGGTGGAGAAAGAGCTTCTGAGTTTGCTAAGTATTTTCAACCATATGATACATCTGGGGCTTTAGAGGCTTTTAAAACAATAGGTCAACAGCAAGCTCTTCAAACTGGAGAACTTATGGGTGGACTTTCTTCAGAACTAGGGCAAGCTACTAGGCAAATCAGAGAAAGAGGAACTGGCTTTGGTAGATTTGGTAGGAGTATGCAAGATATAATCGCCGCATCTCAGACAGCAGCTGGTCAATTAGGAGCTGGGTTGTCTCAAATAAGAGAAACAGCTGGAAGGGGAAGGACTGCTTTAATTGGCAATATACAGGATTACGTATCAAGTATTTTGCAACAAAGAAGAAGAATAGAGGGTTTAGACATTGTGGATTCGCAAGATAGTGTAGATATTATACCTCCACAAATCCAGGAAATAATGGACGCCAATCCTGGAATGACTAGAGCAGAAGCAGAAGATATGTATAATGCTCAGTTTTATCAACAGGGATTAGACCAAGTTAACCAGTTTACTTAATATTTATCGGAGAATTTATGGCAAATGGATTTAATTACGAATCAGGTTTAAACAGATTGTTAAGCGTCACTATTCCTAATTTTGTAAACCAACAGTTAGACAGGCAAGAGAGAGCTAGACAGTTTGATGAAAGCGTCGAGCAAAGAGAAGCAGACCGTGCTCTCAGAGAATTACAACTTGAAACTAATCTGGCAAATGCTGAAAAGAGATTTGAGTTAGAAGAGCTAAGATATCAAGAAGGTGTTGATAGGCAAAAAAGACGTGAAAGAGATGCAAAAAGAGAAAGACGAAGACTATTGGACGACGAAGAGCAAACTCTTGAAGTTAACACTGTAGAAGAATATAAAAACCCAGATGAAGCTTTATCATATCTGGAAAGCTTAAGACCCACTCTAACATCTAAGAAGGCAATAGCTTATGCTGACAGGTTAGGTAAGAAAATATCTTCATACAAAGATGATAAATATTCTGCCGTTAACATATTTAAAGATATTCTTGACCCTGATGTCTATCAAACGATTAAGCAAATGGATAATTGGACTGATGAGATGTCAATTTCAGAAGTTAATAGCGCCATAGTGACATTTGGTAATGTTGATAAACTTGAGAATAAAGAACAAATGGACAAGTTAAACGCTTTATCAAAAGGTATGACCTCAGTAACAACTATGTTGAAAGCCATACCACCTGCAATACCTGGACAACCAGACCCTTACGCAGACCAAAGGAGTGCTGCTATTAATAATTACACCAATGTGTCAAAAAGATATTTTGATGAATTATCTAAAGCTGGAATATCCATTAAAGATACAGGAGTTAAAATTTTTGATGAGGTTAGAGTTGATGGTGTAGATGCTATTGTTACTCAAGTGCCTGATATTAACAGCGCTAAGCAGCTAAACAATGATAGCTTGTTCAAAACCCCTGGAAGCGATATCGTATTTATTAAAAAAGGTGATAATGATGTTGAAGTTTATCGAGATGATGACTTTATAAAAGCAGCCAATGCCCTTAACGTTTCTATTGATGCACCAGCTGAGGCATCTGATATGCCAGGTCAATCTGCAATAGAAAGATTGGTAGCAACTTCCGAGATGGAAGCGCCTCCTGGAGGAGTATCTGGTGGTTTTGCTAGGTTTTTAAGACGACTTCCTGGGGTTCAAGAGCAGATGGGAACTGGTAAAGGAGGATTTCTATCTATGGAAGGTTCTCCCAAGGAACAGGTGGAAGCGGTTGGATTATTAGATAGAAATACAAAGATTATACTAGAAAACCTAAAAGATGCAAGGAAAGAGCAGGTTTCTCTAACAAAAGGATTTGAGACTTCGGAGGAGTATCAAACTCAAAAAAGAGAAAATAATACCAGTTTACAGAATTACATACAAAATGCTTATGAAGCATACTTAGATGAGAGAACAACTCCAGCTGTAAAAAGCAAGTTGAAAAAATTCTTATCTGAATTTAAAAGCTTAGCTGGTAAGCCGATGATAACTGGTCAGGCTACGCTTGGAAGAGATGATGCTCTTAGACCGATAAGAGTAACTGGTGGAGAGAACATATTTAATGAAGATACTATTGATTTATTAAATCAAATAGAATTATAAAATAAATAGAGAGAGCTTAATGAACGGACAGACTAAAAGGTCTTTTACATTTGACGAAATAGAAAAAATAACCGATTTCTACAGAGGGCAACAATCTAATATACCATTAGATACTCCGTATTCTATGCCCAATATAAGCGAAGACAATCTTCAGGGATTGTCTAGTGTTAGAGATTCAGATATAATGGACTTCTTACCTAATATAGTTAAGAAAGCATATAATGAATCTATAACTGGGATGTCCCAACAACTTATAACTGGAGAACAGAGATTTAAACTAGATGATTACGAGCCTGGAGTACTAGCAGACATAGGAGCTGGTATACTCTCATTCTTTATGCCTGCTGATTTTATAGCCACTATAGCTGGTGGTGGAGTAGGTGGCTTGGCTGGTAAGGCTGCAGCTAAAACAGCTCTTGGAAGGGCAACTAATCTAGGTACAAAAAAATTATTACAAAGCGGAACCAGTAAGAAGGTTACAGATAGCATGATAAAAGCTGGTACTGAAAAAATTCTAAATGAGGCTGGTAGGCAGTCAGCTGGTTTTGGGTTTTATTCTGGAATAGCAAGTGCTTTAAAACAAAAGATAGATACTGACGACGTTAATTGGAGAGATGTATTAACAGATACAGCTAAAGGTAGCTTATCTGCTGGTGTTGGTGGAGCTGTTTTAGGAAGAGCTGGGGTTAAAGGAACAGCTAAAGCTTTAGCTTATACTCAAGAGGCTGCAGCTTTCGGTACAGTAGACCCATTACTACAAGGAAGATTACCAAACCCAATGGATTATGTTAATTCTATTGGATTTGCCTTAGGCCTTTCTGGTGTCGCTGGAGCTCCTGGAGCTGTAAGAAAATTAAATGCTTGGAAAAAAGACTTTTTATCAAAAGAAAGCGTAGGTGAGTTTACCAACCTATCTAAGATAGACATAGAAAAGCAAAGCAATATTGCCAACATAAGAGCAGAGATAGATTGGGTAAATAAACGAGGTTTGAAAAGATGGGAATCTGTCTCACCAGCTGGTGATATTTCTTTTGCAGATGTGAGCATAATAAAAAAGATTGACAATGACAAGGGTAGTTTCTTTAAGATTATCGACAACAACACGCAAAAGCAGCAGAATATTAAACGTAGTGTCTTTTTTAGAAAGTATAAAGAATCTGATAAGTCTAGAATTAAAACAGAATCTGCTATATATGATATAGGTAAAGAGCTTGGGTATGATATTGATGCACAATTAAGAGTGTATACTAACGACAAAGCTAAGAGAGTAGCAGATTTAAACGACAGAGACTTGAACAACTTTCATCAGATGTATTTTAAAGAATATCAGAATCGTTTGTTCAGAAAACAATTTGCTCAATACTCATACGATATTCCACAGGGAGACTTCTTTGTTCATGCATTTGGAGAGAAAGCTGCTAATATGCTTAGGTCTTCTTATAAAACTTTTTCTGATAAAGGCTCGCAAGCAGTAGTCAAAACATTGTTTGATGTCAATGATGGCATAGCTGGATTTGAAGCTAGGTCAAGAAGCGATATTATGTCGATACAAAAAATGATGAGTAGGGTTGGAGCTAATAAAGCCAGAAGAGAAAGAATATGGAAAGAGGCTACTGGCAGAGAGCCTGTAACTGAATCCAATAGAGAGATTGTAAATGCTATAAGGAAGTGGTCGGAGAGTAGATTTGAATACGCTAGAAGTGGAGGTATTATACCTAAGGGTAAGATAGAAAAATACCTTCCAGAGATTACTGAGGCTAAATATAAAGAAGCTATTTTTGATGACTATGTCAGGATAGATAAAGACGCTTCTCTTCATTTTGCTGATAAATTTGAGCTAGATGAAAATTCAAGAAGAGTATTGAATAGGATAATACAAAAAAGATTTGATGAAAATACTACTAGCGTAGGTTTTAATACATTAATAAATAAAATTTTAATTGATGGCAGAAAAGCTAACCCTAATATGACTTATGCTGATGCTTATATGATGATTAGAGAAGATATTAGACCTAGTAGAGTGAATCCTCATGGATTTATAGAGAGAGCTAGAAAGTTTTCTTTGCCAGATGAGCTACTAGAGAAAGACCCTGTAACTTTGATGGCTATTTATGACTCCAGGTTGGGTAGAAGGGTAGAGCTTTCTAAGGTATTTGGAAGAAATAACGAGGGTATTAATAAAGCTCTTACAGAAATAGGTAGTTCAGCAGAGAGAAGAAGACTTACAACTCTAGTAGAGCAAATAAGTGGATTCTCTGAGGTGGATTTAAGTAGAAAAAGGTCTCCAGAGTTAAGAAAGTTCGTTCAAGACCTTATGGGTTTCCAAGCTATGACAAAGATAGCTGGTGGTGATGCTACTATAGCAAACCTTTTCCAGACTATGATATCAACAATGCCTGTTTTGGGAATAACTAGGACTGCTAAAGGGTTTATGAGGTTACTAGACCCAAATTTCAGAGCTAAGCTGCCAACTGTTTATACTGATTTTATTAGAGAGATAGTTGGAGAAGCCTCTAGTACATCTAGAATGAGAAAATGGTCTGATAGAGCTTCTCAGATAAGTGGATTTACCCCTATAAATAAGTTCAACAATCTTTTAGCCTCTGCTACTGCAACAGTAGCTATAGATGACTATCTAAGAATGTACAATAAAAACCCAAATAGCCTAAGAGGTAAATACGCAAAAGACAAGTTAAGAAAATTATTTAACATAGAAGCTGATAAGCCAGGAACTATCACAGATTCTAAAATAGATGCAGCAGTCGCAGCTTTTTCTAAAAGAAGTCAGCTACAAAGAGACTATCTAAGAGAGCAAACTTGGTTGGGTGATGATAGAATCAGACCGTTATTACTGTTTAAAAGCTTTGGAGTTAAGCAAGCTGGGTTTATAACTCAACAAATTAGAGAAGAAATGCAAAGAGGAAACCCTTTAATACTTGCAAGGTTAGCTGTTGGTGGTATGGCTGGAGGTGCGGCTATTAACTATGCAAAGAATTTTATGAGCAATCAACTAGCTGGTAGAGATTTTGAACCAAAAGAAGATACTGCTTTTAATGAATTTGTTCAGAGCTTTGGTAGTGTGGGTGCATTTGGTATGCTCTCAGAGTTTATGGATGCAGAGGACTTAGCTAATCAAATAGAGTTTACTTTGAAACCAGTATTTTATAGCGACCTAGAAAAAGGTATTGATGCTATTGGAGAGTTTATAAAATCAGTAGATGAGTTTGGTTTTAATATGATATCTGCTAGGAGAGCAGCTTATAAAGCATCTCCTATTCTTGGAACTAACGTAAGAAGATTGTCCGAAAGGTTTATAGCTACAGAAGCTCAAAGAAGAAATGCTCAATCTAGTAGAAAAGGTAGGGTTAGGACAGATGCTCTTAAAACTATATCTGAAGGTAATGCAGATTTAGCTATTAAAAGAGTAGAGCAGTGGAATAGAAACAATCCTAAGAACCCTATAACTTATGAGGATATAAATTATAAACAATTATACAAGTACTTGATGAAGAAGCATATGAAAGTTGAGACAGAGCAAATGGATTTAGAACAGCTTAGGGCTTATAGAGAATTTATGAGGAGATAATATGGCATCAGCTGCAAAAACAAAACCAAAACTATGGGATAGAGTAGTCTCGCAAGTAAAGGCTGGTAGCAAAGGCGGCAGACCAGGTCAATGGTCAGCTCGTAAAGCACAGCTAGCTACCCAGCTATACAAGAAAAGAGGTGGAGGATACGTTGGTGGTAAGAAAGCTAGCAACTCTCTATCTAAATGGTCTAAACAAAAATGGGGGTATGTAACTAAAGGTGATGAAAAGAAACCTAGAGCAAAAAGAGGTAGGTATCTTCCTGAATCAGTTAGGAAGGGTCTCAGTAAATCCCAAAAAGCTTCTACTAATAGAGCCAAAAGAGCTGCAAGTAAAGCTGGAAAACAAAGAGCTAAATACTCAAAGTCAATCGCAAGAAAAGTGAGGAGAGCATAATGCCTGGAAAACATAAACGCAAAAAAGGTTTAACTAGAAAACAAAAAACTTTACCTAAGAGATTACAGAAAATGATTCTTAAATCTAAAAGGAAAAAGAAGTAATGGCTGCAAAGAAGAGAGATTCAAGATTAGCTAGAGCTGGTGTATCTGGCTACAATAAACCAAAGAGAACACCAAACCATCCCAAGAAAAGTCATATTGTAGTGGCTAAGGTTGGTAGTAAGATTAAGACTATTAGATTCGGACAGCAAGGAGCAAAGACTGCTGGTAAGCCAAAAGCTGGAGAATCTCGTAGGACAAAAATGAAGCGTAAGTCTTTCAAGGCTAGACATAGAAAGAATATAGCTAAGGGAAAGATGAGCGCTGCGTATTGGGCAGATAAGGTTAAGTGGTAATATTATGAATGAAAAAAATAAAAAAACTTTAGTTGATTTAATGAGACCTAAGACAGTTGTGGGCTCAGCATTACAGAATGAATACGGAAGTATGCCTTACTATGGAGAGGGCGAGATTGATAGTTTAATTAATATTGTAAATAGAATATTAAAAAACAGCACACAACAATATCCAACAGTAGGATTTTACGATATGCCAGAAGCAGGTAGATTTACTGATGATGAAATAAAATCTCTCGGTAAAAAAGATGATTCTTTTTATGAAAAAATGATTGATGATGAGAGACAAGAAACATCTACTAAAGCTGCGATTATGTTAAGCTTGTTGCAGTCTGGAGCTTATAATAGTATGCTTGGTAATGTTCCTGATAGCAAATCTATATTCGAAGATTTTACTAAAAGAGATATTAGAAAAGTTTTTGGAGACAAGTCGAGTCAATAGATATGCCTAATAAAAAAGCAAAAGAGAGAAAGCGCAGAAAGAGAAAGCTTACAATAGAGAATAAGCTACGCAAAAGATTAATTAAAAAGATGCAGAAAGAAAAAAGAGATGAATGATAAAGAATTATTAAAACTAATTGACTCTACATACAGTAATGTAGAGAGTCCTCTAGGAAGAGAGCTTGCGTTCTTGCTAGACCCAAAAAATAGAGGAGTTGATAAAGGAACTAGCCCATTAGAAGCTATGTTGAAAGCTATTTCTACACCAAATATTCTCTCTGGTGGTGGTCAGTTCTCAAGTTTAATGGGTAGGTATCAGTTAGATGAAACTCCAAGAGAAGCTAAGTCTATAGACCAAATCATGAAAGAAGCAGACTTGGCTGAGTTTCTCGCTAAAGCTGTGTCTACCGATACCAATGTGGAATCTAAAGGTATTAAAGATGAGACAATAGGTAGAGTAACGAGTGGAGGAATGCTTCAAGGACTAGCACAAGAACAGGAACCTATCCCAACTGAGGTATTCTCTAGGCTCTTACGTTCTTTAGGAGGAGGAACTATAGGAAGGGTTGATAGCGATTCTACGATGAGTATATTAGCAGGAGAACAAGAACCTGTTCCTCGTAGATAGAATTAAAGGGGGTGCAGAAACAGGCAACTACACCCCCACTCACAACAGAGGATATCAATTATAAATTTTTTCTAGCTCTTATAATTTTTTTCTCTCTCTCCCTCCTGAGCTGGGAGGGTTTAGTGTAATAACGACGCTCTTCCAGCTCTTCTTTTATACCAGCATCTCGCACTTTACGTTTAAATTCTGCTATCATTTTCTGAACTGATTTATTCTTTGTCTTCTTTACTAATACCATTTTTCAAATCTTTCCATTTAGTTTTCATTTCTCTTTCTGCAAACTTCTCTGCTCTTATTTCCCACTTATTATCTACGTATGGGTCGTTTCCACAATTAGCAGCAACAGTTCCAGCTTGATTGTATTTCTTCTCGAAGTTAAACCTGCCATATTTCATAGCATCCATAACGTGCTTAGCTTCGTGTATTGTAGTCTTTACAAAGTCGTATACTTCTAGTGTGCCATTGAGTATCACCTTGTCTTGCTCTGGTATATAACGACCTCTACATGATATATTATCTCTGATATTTATCACAGGATTTAAATCATATTGGTTCATAATATACTTAGCTATAATCCTCTTAACGTGGTTAGGCATTAAGTATGCTCTCTTTCTTCTTTATCTCATAATCTTTTGCAGACCTTATATCGTCAAACAGCAGACAACTATCTCCAGAGTATCCCATTTCTACAGAACCTGGAGTACCGTATCTGTTCTTAGATACAATCAACATCATCTCATTCTTGCCCCATATCCTACCATCTGAATCTGCTTGACCGAATCTTGATACATAAGGGTAGTGTGTGAATACTACCATTTCTGCATCCTGCTCCAAAGAGCCTGACTCTGCTAAGTCTGACAACCTAGGTGTTGCATCTATCCTATGCTCTATATTTCTGTTAAGCTGCGATACCAATATTACACACATATCGTGTGCCTTTGCAAGCCATTTATACTTCATAGTAGTTTCACGTATCTTATGCCTGACATCTCTTGTGTCTCTAGCAGGATACTCTATCAATCCTATGTGGTCATCTATCACAACATCTGGTCTGACTCGCTTTATTTCTTCAAAGGTAGACTGCAAGTCTCTTACAGAATCGTACATGAAAAGCTTATCTTCATAGTTTTCCTTGATAAACTGCATGGCGTTATGCACTTCTGTAGCCGATGATGTGGCTCCGTGTCTTAGATTTCTGTATGACAAGCTCATAGATTCCATAGCAATAAACTTCTTCATCATCTCTGTATTCGGCATCTCTCTGTTGAACATCATCACTCTTTTACCTGATAAGACTAGCTGCCTAGCTATATTCGCAGCAACAGTTGTCTTACCATTCGCTGGTCTACCAGCTATGATAGTTATTTCTCCTCTAGTCATTCCATGAATGACAGTATCGAGGGTCTGCAAGCCAGTCTTTATAATGCCCTTGCTCTTGAATATTGAGTCATCAGTATCATGAAGCAAAGTTTCGAGGTTAAACTCGTTCCTAGACGGCTTGGTGTTGATTATATTAGATGTATCTGTGTTTATCTGCTCAATAATATTATCGAAATCAATAGAGCTATCCTTGGCTTTATTTATTAGCTTATGGCAGTTATTCACTATATTTCTTCTTAGGTAATCCTCATAGATATTTTTAGCCAGATACTCTGCGTTACTAGTAGTTACTCCGTTAGTTGCGAGTCTGGTTATCTCGTACGATGGTAGCTTTCCATCGGCTCTTTTCTTTGGTATTACTCTAGCTACTGTGATAGCGTTAACAGGCTCTTCGTTATTGTATAGCTTGATAGATTCTTTCCATATATCCTGATGGAACTCTCTGTAAAAAACACGAGGTTCTGGAATCCATCTGCGTATATCTTCTATACACTCTGGTCTGTTTAGTACGCAATATAGCAGAGCTTCTTCTGTTTCTATATTATGCATTTATCCTCTATTTACTTTTGGTGGAATCCTGTCCAGCACTTTGAACTCGTGCTCTTGCTTAGACTTCTTTGTCATAGTGGCATTGTTTATGATAGCTGCTAGGTATGGTAATCCCTTACCTTCGCTAGCGACATTATTTTCTATATATTGATTCATAGATATAATAGCCATCTCTTCATCAGCTTCTTCTGTACTCTTCATAAAACCATATATCTCTGCATCTGTTAGATTAATATCTCTGACGCTATTTATCTCTGATAATAAATGGTCTAACAACTTACCATACTCTACGCTTCTAGACAATCTTATCTTCTCGATATGCTTATCTAAATTCTTCTGACTGAGAGTCTTACCACAAGTAGGGCATCTTCCCTTACTCACAGTTAGGACAATCTTTCTTTTCTAGTGGAAGGTTGTCAAAACTCTCCTTATCAAGATAATAAAAGTCTCCAATAGTATTCTTAGTTCCCTCTGCATATACAGACCAACCCTCTTTGCACTTAGTACATCTCATAGGATTGTTTGTATACCTTATCCTGGAGCCTGAAATACTCTTGGTCTCACTGTCCATTAATTTAAAGTCAAACCATTCCTCATCAAAGTAATACACTAAACTTTCTTGATAAGCTACATCTCTAGCTCTATAGAGATGCTCTTCCTCTACAAACCTAGAGTTTCTAGTTGGAGTTAACTCTGCTGACGGAGAGTGTTCACCATTTCTAACCATTCTTCGTACCTTTGGATTACGTAAACCTCCCCATAGTTCTCCTTTACTAGTTGTATATCCACTTCTTCGCTGGGTTTTAGCCATTTCGCTATCCTCTTTCTTATTTTACATTGTGCCTTGTATTTATCTACTAGCACGTCGACCTCTGCTGCGAGACCTAGAGACCTACCATCAGAACCCCAAGCTCTGATAGACTTAATACCCTTATCTTTCGCTGTATCAACGCACTCTCTTTCAAATCTGTTACCTTTTTGTTTACTCTTGCTAGACATATTAACCTCCTAGTGAGCTACAGTTACATTTAACTCCCAAAAACTTTCTTCTACGATAGTTCTGTTCTGCTATACTCATCTTATTATATTGTTTAGAACAACTCTCGCATAGAATATAATTCTTATACCCTGTCATAACAGGATATTTATCTGTTCCTTCATATAGTTCTATCTCAGTTGGTGTCTCGCAAGATAGTACAATATGCCAATAATCACTATCTGTTGCTAAACACTTAGAACAACTCTTAGGTAGGTTTATTTTCTTTAGACTCTTCTTCACTTCTTTGATTAACATTCTTCAATTCCTCTGCCTTGTTCTCTATGAACTTAGCTAATTTATCAGTATCTTTTTTCATTTCCAAGTAATGTTCTAGTAGTATTCTCATCGAGTCAACTGTAGAACCCATAGAGCTTACAACTCTAAACAACGTACCTACGTCTGCGTAAACTTCTTTTATCGTAGGCTTCTGTCTTTTCTTTTTCATTCTGTCTCCTAAATTTTTGGCGAGTGTGTAGCCAAAACCAAAGATTATATTTTTCAAACCTCAATATCCACCTCCCTTGAGCATGATAATTCACAGGGAAAGTTTAAAAGAGAAAAACCTTTGCACTCGCCAATTATTATTCAGCCTCGTATCCGTACGAGACTGGTGAATTTTTATAATTATTATATCTCTTTCTAAGTTTATGCAGCAGATATTTATCTTCTCTCTGGGAGAGTTCGTAGATTGGAGTGCCAGGTCTTATCTCACGCTTAGCATCTACGCAAGCCTCTATACCTTTATCATACCCCATCAAGTCGCACATCTTATCCATAATCTCATTCCACGTTTCTATCTTCACTATCCACCTCTTTCATATTGATAACCAATCCTCTTATCTCTGCTTGTCTCCAGATAAACTTTTTAAATTCTTCTATATCCTCATCTGTGCTACCATTACCTTTGGTAATGTATAAAGACTCTAGCTCTTCAATATGTTTGAACTTCATCGTAACTCTCCTCTACTATTGTAATTAATTCTTGCCAAAATTTTTCATTCTTATCTTCACACAACGAACATAGTCTATCTTTCATCGTGTCTCTCAAGGGGTCTAAATCTTTAAAGCAGTCTCTACAAGTCATGTAGTTCTCCCTGTTATAAATTATAAAATTAAAAGTATCATGTAGACCGTTAGAGCTTCTGTAGTCTATCGGAATCGGTACTAAACTCACGTCCTCATTAGGAGGACAACAATCACAACTTTTCATATGTATCCTTAACGTTAAAATAGAGGGGTGGAGAAAGGAATAATATATTAACAAACAAAACCACCCCTCTATCTACTATCACGATAAATTAAAAGGGAACTTCCTCTTTCTTCTTGGCTTGTCCTTCCCATTCATATATAGACTTAGCCTTAGGTGTAACCATATCGTTACCCTCGGTACTAGTCCAATGCTCGTGGACAATTTCCAAGACAACAGGTCTGCCCTCTATATCACTTTCGTTGATATGTGGAAGGAAGTAGCGACCATCTTTATCCTCTTCAGTCTCGATAGAGAAAGAATTTAAAAGCTCCATATAGCTTTTGTTATTCTTTGTATTCATCTCTAATCCGTCGTGTAGAGGGTTCTGTGGGTCTGGCTTCTTGAATCTAAAGAAACCTTTAGAGCTGACCTTTTTACCAGAGAACGCACTCTTGTCTACAGCTTTACCGTCTATCTCTACGGACTCACCTTTGTTCTCATCTGCTATCTCAAACTCGATGTTAAATACATCTGCTACATATTGGCTTCTTACAATCACCTCTCTCTCATTTAGTTTCGTAGCGTATGCTTTATACATCCCTTCTGGGACTATAGACGGAACGTCTTGCGATGGGTCGTAGTACGCCTCACTGCTGCTTAATATAGAGCTTACATCACTCATTATTAGACTCCTTGTCTTTTAGTAGGTTCTCTAAACTAGAGATTGCTCTAGCTAGATTACCTTTGTTTATATTACCAACTTCTACAGCCTTCTTAACTCTCTCGAACTCATCTTTTCCTACCTTCTCTGCAAGCTCAAACAAGAACTTGACATCGTCATTCGATAGAGAGTTGTCAGGCAAATCTTCCCCTGCAAAGATATAGAGACCAAGACCATGTAGAGCGATGGCTTTTGCTAGACATCTTTGTATGGATGTGTTTATCTCGAAAGCACTAGGCTCTTTGATAGTCTGGTTTCTATTATCTAATACAGGGTGTACTTGCTCTCTCGTTATACCCCCAACTGTGAGAGAGACTTTCACGAAGCATCCAGCTTGTGTTTGCATATACGGTTGTTTGTTTCCCTCCATCCCCCACTCGTGGACTACCCATGTAGCATCTGGAGCAACTCTCAACAATTCTCTAACTGCCCAAGCCCAACTCAGATAGGTAAACCTACCTTTCTTTTCGGCTTTACTAGAGACGTCTATGCTGTCTAGTTTTTCGAATACATTATTCAATTAATCATCTCCTATCTATATTGTTATATCTCTGTTACTGGTGATACGTACGGACAATGCTCTCGTACAGGACAAAAGCTCTCGCACTTTTTACCACCCCATGTTTCAGAATCGCTACATTTATCTGGAATCTCTCTCGACTCTAGAGCTTCTAATAGCAAGTCTCTTTTCTTTGTAAATTTTTCTTTCAAGTGGTCGTCGTGAATGAATGGAACTTCTATCAAGTATATGTTTCTATCTATCCCTCTGTCTCGTGAAGCCGCAACTCCTCCGTCTCTGACTATCATCTGTACATACATATTATGCACCTTCTTTCCTTGAGACTGCAACATCAGTCTATACATATTTATCTGCCAAGTCCAGTCTCCTAGGTCAGCTTTCTCTGGATTCTTCCAGTATCTTCTAACCTTCTTAGGCTCTCCCTTCTTACCCCACTTACCTGCTCTCTTGTATACTTCTCCTGATGGGTCGTCTGCTAGATAGAAGTCTATACCTAAAACCTTAGACGCTTTATATGAGCCTGTACTTTTATAGTCTACAAGATTCTTTGTCTTACTATCATACAAGTCTACTATACCTGTAATGCCCCACAGTTCTAGCTCTAGCTCTGGCATCATATCTCCACTAGCATTATCTTCTAGTCTATGATGATGTAGAGTGCCTAACAAGGAGAATGCTTGCTGTTGTGGGTCTATGTAAAAGTCTCTCGTTCTTTCGAGATATGCTTGACAAGTACCATTCAACAACTCTGTTACGCTAGGCTTTCTGTCGTTCTCTCTGACCTTCATCATCTCTATCAATGCAGGAGGATACATTCCCATTCTCTCTATATCTAGCTTATCCTCTACGCCTCTGCTGTCTATATATTTAACAACATCCTCGAAGAGTATCTTGTCTCCCTCTGGGTATTTAAATCCTATTGCTGGCATACTTATTTCCTTTGTGAATTATGGTTGAATATACGCATTAACAATATACCTATCAAGGTATTTATTCTTTTTCTGTATAGCCTTCAGAGTTACTAAAGTCCCAAGAGCTATCGTATATTACTATATCTTCAAAGTCAATATCTTTCATAACTTTCATACGTCTCGAGGTGCTAAAGTACTCGTGAGTATCATCATGTTGCAGTCTTTCTCTCTCTACTTTTACCCACTTGTCTATAAATATTCCATCTACATTACTATCTATCGACATAGACTCTGCGTATTGTTTCGCTTGTTCTAGACTAGAAAAGGCGATAACTGTCTTGGTTGTCATATCGTCGTACACTACTCCTATCTCATACCACTCTTCAGTTGGCTGTATACTACTCACTACTCTACCTCACTTTCTTCAATAGACTCAAAAACATGGTCGTAAACATATGCAATATCTTCATTAAGAGTTCTCATATATCCTTCATCTTCTAAGAACTCGACTCTCTCTACAAATAGTTTCTCTAGTAACCACACTATCTCTGACTTAACATCTAGACAATCGTTCACAATCCAATCAGCTACCTTCTCTATTTGAGCTTTTTTTGTAGCGTTCATATACGCTCTACCTCACTTTCTTTATATTTTACTTGACAATCTACCGATTTTCACTTATATTGTAAGTACGTGGTCGGTTAGATATATTCTAACTATTCTAACTATTCTACATCAACGTAGTTGATAACAACAGGCATCGAGACACTAATCCTTTTACCACTAGGTGTGATTCTATCTGTATCGAAAGTTATATTCCAAATCGTACCAGATTTAATCTCCACATCTCTCGCATTAGTATCGTTAATACGAACCTTAGTTATCTCGTTAACATCGTACTGAGATAGTATAGTTCTTATAGCTCTTTGTAAGTTCTTATCTGTCATAAGTAATGTCTCCTATGAAAACCGATAGCTTCAAACTCCTTCTCAGGGTAAGAGCTTCGGAAGTTTTCTAATCTCTCTATTAAATGATTCTTAGTATCTTCTTTGAGTTCTAGATGGTAGACGAAGTTCCAAAGGTCAAACGCCTCACTATCATTATCGCTCCTAGCTAGTCGCTTGATAAACTCATACAATAAGTAGACCTTTTTATCCTTTATATTAACTCTCTTATGCCAGATTAAGTCATGGTCTACATGGGATAGCTTTACACCTAGTGCAACAATAGACTGACATATCTCTATCCAATGTTTTATCTTATCTGCATTGAGAGTTCCAGAGTGATGTCTAAACTCTATCGAACCATGTATAACTCTTGAGTGCATATTGATACCACAATACCTACTATCGTTATACTTTTCCATAGATGGATGAGCATCGTGAGAGCTGTACCAGCTATCTATGAAACTATCCTCATCGTGTATTGCATTGATATTGTGATAGCTCATAGGTATACGTCTTGCCCAACTAGACTTACTCCTAGAGGGAGGAACCATCTTATAGAGAACATTCTCACATAGCTTACCTACAAGTAGTACGTATTTAAGCTGTCTCCATTCTAGGTCTCTAGCATCTATATGAACATGGAGACCACAACTTCTATTGACATACCAGTCTCTTTTTCTAAGCATATCAGTCATGTTGTCAATAGTATTGTAAAGAGCGTCTCCAATTAGACCACCTCTAGTTATAAATTCTCTACCCATACCATCATCATTGGGATTGATACTACCATCGTGTACGCATCTCCAGTTCTCTTTGTAATCGTAGTTAGAAAAGTAGACATCGGAATCCATCTCATCTTGGTAATCATTACAAGCCTCTATCTCTACACCAACACCCCTTCTCCATCTATTCGCAAAGAAAGACTGAGAGTTGTGTATACGAACAGAGCCGTAAGAGCTCAAGTCGCAGTGATAATTACTCTCGTAACACCTATCACAATACGCACCATTATCTGTCCAATGAGCATAGTCTCTATCAACCTCACATCCACAATCATCACATAGAGTATATATCTCGTAATAGCACTCCTCACAATAGAAGTCTCCATCCTCTGAGTGGTATCCATCCTCGGTCTCGACATCATGAGAACATTCGTAGCACGAAGAGAATCTATCCCAATAGCAATCCTCACATCTATAATCTCCACCCCTCTCTATCGCATCGCTCTCTGGATAAGCCTCATTACAATCGCAGCACTCTACAAACTTAGACTCTATACATTCATCGCAAGTCTCTAAGTCGTAATCGTGGCTAGTTCCTTCAGTTATATCAGCATCACACTCTGAACAGCAAACAATATTTTCTTCGTTATTCATAGACACCTCACGATATAGCGTACTGACTAGCAGTAATTAGAATGAACATAGCGTACGATACCTCTCTCAGCCATCCGATTCTCTTTAGGGTAGTATACATATTGTCGATAGATAGGTCATCTACAATCTCTCCATTGACCTCCTCTATCCTATCAGCTAAGAATCTCATGTACTCGTCTAGCGTTTCAGCCTCTACAAATGGATTCTTCTGAGCTTTCTCGAAGAGCTTTCTGATGACAAACTCTCTAGACTTGATTCGTATAGGGTCATCAACGCCTACGATAATAGCCATTCTCTTCTTCTTAATTGAAGATTCTATGCTGTTCGTAGACATAGTCTTGCTCCTCTTGTTGTGTAAATTCTAGACAATAATCGCAATAGTAATGATTCTGATGTCTATGAACTACGTCTTGCATATCAGAACAGAACTCGCAACTCATACCATAGTCTAGAACTTTCTCATCTAGACCTTTGGTTATGAACTCGCAATCGAGACAAGTATACTTATCATCCTCTTTTATCACATCGAACTTGTCTACTTTCTGTTTACACTCTACGCACGTTACCATATCTATTGATGATGGTATATAGGAACAAGAGCCATAGTTGAATCCATAGCCGTATCTGTCTCCATTCCTATTGCTGTCTACGAGAGTCTTGGTTACGTTACTAGAGGTGTCAGAGAATTTATACACATCATACACATAGTGTGTATCTATCTTAGCCTCGTATGGCTTAGAGTTGATTCTATATTTACTGACAGCACTCTTAAGGTATTCTATGCGAGAGGCAAAGAATAATACTTTAGCCTCCTTCCAATATAGCATAGCTAAGTCTCTACCACCCTCATGTAATAGATTAAGAACTGAGTTAGAGTTCTTGACCCAAGACACAGCGTAGTCTCCTACAATCTCATCGAGAGCATTCTGTATGTCGTCCTCTTGATTGATATAGTGTAGAAGATACTGAGAGTCTACTCTGTATTTACTAGCATGCTTCTTGTCTAGCTCGTCATGATTGTAGATAATACCATTGTGCATACCGATTGTATTCCCTATCGAGAATGGATGAGCATCGTTTTGTCGGATGTCGTTCCTATCCATAGTAGAGAATCTAGTGTGCATGAGACATATGGTAGTGTCTCTACGATGATGATTTGCTATCTTTGAATAGCTAAGAGACTTGACTAATTTGTCTGAGCTAGTTAGAGTCTTATATATTGTAGGCTCTCTAGTCTCGGACATCATAGCAATACCAGTAGAGTCTTTACCTCTCTCAGCGATACTATTCAGTAGAGACTTTGATATCTTACGAATAGCTCTAAGCTGAGACTTGGTCTGTGCCTCTGGCATCTTAGCGTATCCTGCGATTCCACACATAGACGTATCCTTTCTTTTATTGTTAGAGTATTACTAGAAGTGTTTTGTCTATATCCAATAATACTCTAGGTTATCTGGTTCTCTCCAACCATACTTAGAGTAGAACTCGAAGTCCTTTCTCAGTAGGTTGCTTCTATGAGAGGCATGGAGTCTCTCGTTCCCTAGCCAATGTGGCATCTCTACATTCTCGGATATACCATACATTTCCATAGTATTATTATATCCTCTCAGAATCCACTCCTCTATCATTTTGTTTTTGTAGAGTAGCAGTGCTTCCTCGTAGCCTTCCCACATCTTAGTAGCAGGGTGATTTATCCATCCCTTGTACTCTCTACCATCTTTCGTAGACGCTCCAGTCAGAGCGTTGAAGATTTGTAGAGCTTCGACTCTCTGTTTACCTAGCCTTCGATAGTCTAGGCATTGTGCAGAGAGACTAAAGTCTTCGTATGGTAAAAATGTCTGCATGAAAATTTATCTCCAGAATTTATCCTCTATCCACCATCCAAACTTTCTAGATAGAAGGATGAACCATGTACAGAGTAAAGTTAAGTAGACGTATGAATTGTATAGAAAGCCATGTGGCTCTCCACAGAATCCCAGCATATGTTTAATTGTCTCTAGCATTTGCAACACCTATGAGGTTTATTGACGTTAGCTCTCTTTCTAAAGAGATTCTTTTTAAATAGAGAATTATCTTTCTCGAAGATAGATATGAGAGTATCCATGAATCTAGAATAATTGATTCTATAATCATTGTATCCCTCGTATTTTACATTCTCTACGATAGCATCAGCTATCTTTTCGTAATGCTTCTTAGTCATTACTATTCTCCTTTTTTCTTATTTCAGAATAAAATATTGCTCTCACTCTTTTGAGTGTATACTTGTTTGCTTGACTCTCGGTCAAGTTAAATCTACGCATCATCCACTCTCTCGCTTGTTCTTTCGTAGAGGGTGGAACTGCTCTATGGTATATATTTCTACTGTATATCATGTATACAAATTACGAATAATATTTGAGAGACGCAACACCTTTTTGTAGAGCTACCTATTGTCTATTAATTTCTTTATCTCGTTTTTTCTGGAATCTGGCTGTTCATACATATTTGTATCGCACTCTCTACATTTAGACTTCTCTATTTTTTTATGTATAAAATTATGTAAACACTCGCAATCCCAGTATCTAGGGTCTGTCTCTATCATGTTATCTTAATCCTATTCTTTCTAGCAGTCTATACAACCACGACTCTCTACAATAGTTTTTATACGCTCGCATTATCGTATTTTGTTTTACGGCTGAGTATGTCCATCTCTCTCCATTAGTGTCTATCCTTCTAGTCTCCTCTATTCCATTTCGTATAGCTGCGAACTTTCTTATCATATCCATCCTCTCCTTCTTATCCATCATAGCCTTTATTTCAATTCTATCCATCTTTATTCTCCCTATTCATTCTGTCTACATCTCTAGCTAGTCTCATCAATTCTTCTTTCGCTATCTGCTTCCCTCTCTCGGTAGCATTCTTGCTCTCTAGAATGTATATGTAAGTTCTCATGGCTGTCTCCCATGTAGGGGTCATGTCTACTTTATAAACATCTTCGTATTTGATTTTCTCTGACATTATTTTGTCTCCTTATTTATTATCTATTCCAAAGTTCATTGTAGAACGAGTTAAACCATCTCTTTTCATTTTGTATATTATAATCTATTCCTAGACCACAAATTCGTATCTCAAACCATCTGTATCTAGGACTGGATGCGAGAGGTTTTCTCTCTCCTATATCTATATCAATTACTCTATATCTTTCAAATAAGACTAATTGCATATAGACACCTTGTCTTCTATTGAAAGTAAAGTCTATCATTCTGATTTTGTCTACCATGTTTTCTCCTCTCTCAAGATTGGTCTTGCTAGACGTGGGTCAATCTTCTTAGTTGGTTTTGGTCTCTCTACACCATAGTGTCTCCATCTACGCTGTCTCTTGTATGATGTCTCTCTATCTGGTACAATATCCTCTAGGTACTGCACCACTCTATGAAATTCTTTTACGAGTATCTTCTTGTCTCTATCGTATAGCTCTACGCCAGTATCACTCTTATAGTAGTATTCTCTAAAGTCCATGAACTGAGAGACCAGTTCTTCTAGAGAATCTTTCTTCATGTCTACACCGATTGGTGTATAGAGCATCCATTTGTTACCGACCTTCTCCATCTCGAAATGCTCTAGCTTAGACGGCAGCTTAGCGATAGTATCTTCAAGCTCTCGAACTTCTAGCTTGAGAGAATCTATCTGTTTGATAAGCTCAAGTCGTCTATCTTGTAGCTCTTGTCTCGTCATGAGATTGTCTCCTTGTTAATTTGTCTAGGTTGTAAATATGCCATTATATTTGTATACAAAGTACGACGAATATATGAGAGACACAATAGGAACTTGTAGAGGGTAGGATTTCTGGATTTCTATAGATTTCTAGAGCATATGATTTCTAGATTTCTGTATTTATAGAGTATGTAGATTGTCTCGGTTTGGGTCTGGTCTCGGCTTGGAATGTGTCTCTAAATGTGAGGATAGAGAGAACATAAAAAAAATACAAATAAATTAAAAAAGTTCTTGCACCTTATATATAGAATAGCTATTTTCTATCATGTCAAACATTAAACAAATAACAGAAAAGGAGATGAATGACATGAAAATAATAACTGGAAAGATAAAACAGGAAGCATACGACGAAGCAGTTAAAATAAATGAGGTCTTTGAAGAGAGCGGACGTTCTCCGATGTATGACCTCTCAGGAGCTACAATAGATAGAGGTTCCATTGTAGACCAATTTAAACACGCCTGTCGAAACAACGAGAGGAAGTTCAAGAAGGGAGAGGAGGCTCTCTATGAGTTAATTAAAGCTCATGGCACTCAATTCCCTATGGAGCTTAATGGCGAGAAGGTAGTCATTCGTATTAATGGAGCCGTCTCTAAATAACCCCTTCCACTCTCGAACAGCCTCTAGTCTCTGGCTAGGGGCTGTCTCGCCCCCTGTCTCGTCTCGCTTCTTGTCTCGTCTCGCAAAAAATTTTCGCCAGCTTTATAAACTTTTCTGAGCGAAGCACCTTCTCTAATCTTTTATGATATTGGACGAAGTACCTTTTTCAACGGAAACCAGCTTTTCCAACTAGCATAAGGGGGGTAGGGCATTTAGTAAAAAAGAGTTACACACAATCTAGACCTATTTTTTATTACTGGTATGTCTATTTCTAGAATCTGGGGTATAGGTCGAATATAGATATAGCTCTATTTGGCTCAAATTTGCCTCAAATTCTTCGTTTTTTGTTTTCTTCGAGGATAAGTACCAATATGTTTATTTCGAGACTGTTTTCGCAATTCTACGAGTTCATATCTTTCATGCATCTCGCAGTAGTTTTCTGCATTGTATTCTAGTTTATAATATATATGTTTTTTTCCAGTGATATCCTTGATGACCGTAAAGTTTGGTAGCGCTGCGTAAAGCAACTGAGATAGGATTGCCACTACAAAGAGTATTTGTTTCATGTGTTTGCCTTTTATTTAACATTTCCAACGTTATAACTTACAACATACAAATCTTGAAATCAAGAACCTTTTTCAAAATTTTGTATATTTTTTCTATGAGATGGCTTTTTTCTATATCGAAAAATATTTTTGAAAATTTTTTCTTTCTTTTTAGATATTATGTTAATAATATCTTTTTCTTTCTTTTAGAATAGTTAGAATATATAGAATAGTTTAGCTCCCCACGTACTTACAATATAAGCTTAAATAGGTAGTTTGTCAAGAACTTTCTGAAAAATAAATAAAAAAAATAAACTTCTTGCTTTATAAGTTATTTGTTCGTATATTATGTGTATGAAAAACTACAGTAAAAACGACGCACGTGATTATTGTGCGAACTGGAATACTGGCAAATGCCTTGGTTGTATGATGTATACGACTCCTGATAATATCTTGAAGATGAAAATAGATTCTGAACTTGCTAACAAGGATTGTGTCATTGATAAAGGATGCGACTATTTCGATATGGTGGTCGTACCTTCAATCCCTAAATAGGAGAAGAGAATATGAAAGAAAGAGATGTCTTGAATTATATCGAGAACAAATATCCAGAAATGTCCAAACGATTCAAAGAGATACTAGATGAGGAATACAGATTGTTTTGTAGAAAGCAGCACGATTACGGCAGCGACAACATAACGCTAGGTGAAGACCTAAGCACGGAAGAAGGTAGAATGGTCTCTCTGACAGCTTTGGTTGTTAGGATGAATGATAAAATCAATAGATTGAAAACTATTATTATAAAGAACAAAGGACGTAACGCTGTAAGTAACGAAACCTACATGGATGCTTTTAGAGACTTGTCCATCTATGGAATCATAGCACAGCTTGTTGCTGAAAACAAATGGGGTTGATAAGAACTATCAAGCTTAGGATAGAAGCAGCAATACTTAAAACACTACTAAAACTACTAACCAATCGGAAAAAATCATGAAATGGAAATCAGAAGAATTAAATATATTGAATCTGTATAGAGACGGTACAAAGACCATAGAGCAGATTCGAGAGTATCTCAAGAAGTCTGGATACAAAAGGACATACAAGAGTGTATCTAGAAAGCTTGAAGCATTGAATATTAAGAAACCTCTAGCAAATTATAGCAATATTGATTTACCAAAGATATTGATATTAGATATCGAGACCACACCTATGGGTGTATGGACTTGGAGTCTTGGTAAACAATACGTTGGTCATCACGCTATTATGAAAGACAAGAACGGTAAGATGATGGATTGGAATCTTTTAAGCTGGTCAGCTAAATGGTTGTATGATGATAAAGTATTAAGTGATGTGTTGACACCAAGAGAAGCTAGAGCTAGAAACGATAAACGTATCATGAAGTCTGTTTGGAAGTTATTGAACGAAGCAGATATAGTCATCGCTCATAATGGCGACAGGTTTGACCTAAGAAAGATAAATGCTAGGTTTATTGCTAACCATATAAAAGCACCATTACCTTTCAAGACCATAGATACGTTAAAGCAAGCTAGGAAAGAGTTTGCGTTCTCATCACACAAGCAGGACTTCATAACTAAGTTCCTAAAGCTAGAAGAAAAGCTTGATACAGATTTTCAGTTATGGATTGATTGTATGAGTGGTAATGAGAAAGCATTGAAGAGAATGGAAGAGTACAATAGGACTGATGTTGTGGGACTGGAAGATATGTATTTAAGACTGAGACCGTACATGAGGTCGCATCCAAACATGGCTGTAATGGTAGATGATGACTGCTGCACAGTTTGTGGTAGCGATAAATTAAAAGCGTCTAAGAAGTTTTACTATACAGGCTCTAGTAAGTTTAGGTTGTATAACTGTCAAAGTTGTAATTCACCATATATTAGAAGTAAAAACAGTGAAGGAAGTAAGGTAGTTGAAAAACGTTCTGTGTCGAGATAACTTGACTTTGAGCTGTTTTTAACTTATATTATATATGATAACTAGAAAAATTAACAAGGTTAATCATCCGATATATAGTAGTGTAGAAGAGTTTCGAACGAGTAACCCTAGTGTAGACTTAGTTGAAAATTGGAGGGAAGGCACCGAAGGTAGCTGGGTAGTTTCAGACGATGGTCAAGTTTGTCAAGTTCTGAAGCGTGGGACAATGTCCAAAAGGGCAGGCAGCAAAGAAAAAAACTATTACATTAGGGTTCCTCTCGGAACTTTTATTTGTGGGAAAAATATAACGATGGAAGGTGAACCAAGAAAGAACCTTTATTCTTTTGGCTTGGCTAACAAAACCGTCTATGAACACAAGGTCGAAAAGAAAAAGACCACACAAAGAGAATTTCTCTTCGCTCAATATGTAGCAAAAGGGGAAGACGTCGTAGAAGCTTTTGTAAAGGCATTTCCAACGAACAATAAATCGTACGCTGAGGGTCAAGCCAAAATCTTAATGAAAGCTAAAAGGATTCAGAAATTGATTAGAGAAGAAATAGATAAGGTATTAAGTGATGCTGATATCACTCCTCTGTATTTATTAGAACAGATGAGAGATATTGTTGACAGAAGAGACTCTCATGATAGAGACAAGATACAAGCAATAAAGACATTGATGCAGATTAGTGGCATGATGGATACAGAGAAGAAAACAGAATCTGTTGCTGTATTCCAAGGATTTACAAAAGAACAATTAGATGCCATAGGAGGTGGTAATGTCAAGAAACTTGCGTCGGCTGAGAGAGAAGTTGAGGTCTAAGGACTGTCAATTTTGTAGTGTCAGTATGTTAGATAATTGTTTAGTCATACATGATGTTGATACCAATCAATATTTTGCTCAGTGTAGACACTGTATGACTGTTTACAATCACAATTTTAACATAGAGCATTTAGGTGTACCTGGAATTATAGGAGTAGCATAGTTATGTCTGGAGAGAAAATTGCTGTGTATGGAACGCTCAGGAGAGGTGAAGGTAAGCTGGGTAAGCTAAAGAATAGTTCTTTAGTGTATCCAGGTCATCAAACGTTTCCAGCTGTTATCCACAATAACAAAGGTAAGGGAACTGTGGTTGAAGTTAGAGATGTTAGTAGAGAGCAGTTGCTGCGTTACGATATGTACGAAGGTGTTAGCTCTGGTTTGTACAGAAGAATAAAGGCTGATATAGATATGGAAGATGGAACACAAGAGAAAGCATGGGTGTATGTAGCAGGAGATGAGATGATGCAGAGAAGTAATTCGTTTACCGTAATACAAAGTGGAGACTGGTACAATAGATAATTTTAATATAAACTCAAGTGGTCAAAAAGAAAAGGACAGGGTATTAAGTTTAGTTGCTAATGACCTAGTTTCATTTGGTCAACTCTTTTTACCAGACGACTTTATGAAGTCATCACCAGCTCCGTTTCATTACGAGGTTGGCGAAAAGCTATTAGACCCTGAGTCCAGGAGAATGTGTATCGTTCTACCTCGTGGTCATTCTAAGTCCACAATGGCTAAAGCAGCACTGCTGCATAAAATCTATTTTAACCCACAAGGCAAGAAAGAGTTTGCTGCTTGGGTATCTGAAGAACAAGGTCAGGCTGTAGACCATCTTAAGTATATTAAGAATCATATGGAATACAACAATGCTTTGAATTATTACTTTGGAGATATGGTTGGTGATAAATGGACTGAAAAGGAAATCACTACCAGCCGTGGAGATAGAATTATAGCAAAGGGTACTAGTCAGAGATTGCGTGGTCGCTCAGAGCTTGGTACTCGATATACAAAGATTATACTTGATGACTTTGAATCAGAGTTGAACACCAAGACTCCAGACAGGAGACGTGAGATTAAAGAGTGGTTGATGTCAACCGTTTATCCATCATTAGAAGAATCAAAAGGTAATGAGGGTTCTATCTGGTTGATAGGAACTATTGTTCACTATGACTCTGCATTACAAGCAATCTACGATGGATATCTAGATGCGAAGGAAAAACAAGAGCCATATACATGGGACGTAGTTTTTCACAGAGCATTGGAAGATGGTAAACCTTTGTGGGGTTCATACTTTAGTAAGAAGAAAATAAATCAGATACGTAGAGACTACGAGAATGTAGGGCAGCTACATAAGTTTGCACAAGAGTATATGAACGATGCTAGAGACCTAGCAACTGCTAAGTTTAAAATAGATAGAATACAGCATCATGATTACGAACTTGTATCTAGTGGTAATCAATCTTACTTAAAAGATAATGATAAAGTTATCCCAGTAAATGTTTATATGGGTGTAGACCTAGCATACGAATCAAATGCAAACAACGATTATCAAGTTATTATGGTTACTGCTGTCGATAGCGAAAAGAACTTTTATGTTATTGATTACTACCATGAGCATTTACCACTTTATGAGATGCCACAAAAGATTTTTGAACTAGCTAAGCTTTACTCTCCTATAAGGAGAGTAAACGTAGAGCATGTAGGAGCACAGGGAATTATTAAGGATTCTGTCAATCAAATTAGTGGCTATGACAGAAAAATGGCTCCTGGTATAGCTAGAGGAGTAAGACCTCCACAGGGAATTAAAAAAGAAGATAGAATAGAATCTTCATTATGTCCTATAGTAAATAGACAAAAACTATATATTAAAAAACATCATCAGGAGTTAGTGGATGAAATGTTTCATTTTCCAAAAGGAAAGAACGATGACCTACTTGATGGGCTTTGGTATTCTATCACAAATGCAAGGGCACCACTTAGTAAAAGCTTTGATGCTAGTAATTTTGACCTAGAAGATAAGCAAGAAAATAGAGATAAAAAGAAGTCTGTAATACGAAGCTGGATTACTGGTCAAAGAATTTAAAAAAAATACTTGACTTCAGGGTCTTTTTGTATTATATTATATACTGTATACATTAAAGGAGTTCCGCTATTAACTACGTAGAAACTTTCGCAGAGCACGACGAAGCTCAAAAGAATCGAGAAATGTGGAGGCGCTGGAGAGATGCGAGAGCTGATTGGGAAGTAGAAGCAAGAGATGCTATTGACTTTTCTCTCGGCAATCACTATTCTCCTGAAGAGTCAGATATGCTTCAATCTGTGGGGCAAGGTGACTTTATTATTGACAGGGTATATGCTGCTGTTGATAAACTTAAGTCTTTACTTACATCTCGCAATCCTAAATTCTCAGCAGTTGCCAGAGAAGATTCTGATTACAGATTATCAAATGTTTGGAGAACAATACTAGAATATGTCTGGGATATCTCCGATTGCAATACTCATTTTAAACAAGTTGTTCATGATTATTCTGTTTCAGGTCTAGGGTATTTTTACGTCTATTTAGACCCAGAAGCTGATTATGGCAGAGGTGATGTAAAAGTTACACACATAAATCCTTTTAGAATATACGTAGACCCAGCGTCTAGAGATAGATATTATGCAGATTCATCTGCTATGATTCTATCTACCATACTTACTAAAGACCAACTACTTGGTCTATACCCACAGCTTGATGAGCTTATAGATAATATAGATGTATCAAGTGATGAAGAAGATTATCCAGACTCAAAGAGAAAGAACTCTTCAGAGTCATTTACTCCAGACGTAGTTAAGGACTACGACAGAGGTGGGTATGAGAAATATAGAATTTTAGAAAGGTTTGAGAAAGTCAAAGTTCCTTTCTATAGAATGTTTAACAGAGAGACCCAAGAGGAGAAGATAGTTGATTTGGAAACCTTCCAAACGATTGTAGAAGAAAACGGTCATCTGTTAGAATCGGGACTGGTTGAAGCAGTAGAAGTCCTACAAACGAGGGTTCGTCACGTAGCCACAGTAGGACAAATTTTATTATACGAGCAAACGCTCAATACGGACATTTATCCCATCATACCAGTCCCTAATATTTGGACTAACACTCCTTATCCAAAGTCAGATGTAACAAAAGTAAAAGACTCTCAGAGGTTAATTAATAAATTATTCTCACTAACATTGAGTCACGCTCAAGCATCTGCTGGTCTAAAGCTATTAGTTCCAGAAGGAAGTGTTGATGATATAGGACAGCTTGAGAGAGATTGGGCTAATCCTAATGCTGTTATAGAATATAATCCAGAGTTCGGAGAACCACATTATCCATCTCCACAACCATTAGCATCTGAGTTCTATAGTTTAATATCTAGAGTTGAGTTTTATATAGACTTGAACTTTGGTATATCAGAATTGATGCAAGGATTTAAATCAGGAGCTCCTGATACTGTAAGGGGTACTTATTTATTACAAGAGATGGGAGAGAGCAGAGGTCGTTCTAAGTTGAGGGACATAGAGGGAAGTTTAGATATGCTCGGTAAAGTAGTTTATAACTTTGCTAAAGGGCATTATAAATTTCAAAAGACTTTTAGAATCGTGCAGCCTAATAATGATATCACGGAGTTTACGATAAATAACAAGATGTATGACGATAAGACAAATGAGTTAATGACGATTGAAAACGATATTACATTAGGTCAGCATGATATTCGGATAGTATCAGGCTCAACGCTACCATCAAACAGGATGGCTGAGTACAATATGTATTTAGATGCTTATAAGTTGGGCTTGGTAGATGATGTCGAGGTTTTAAAGAAAACAGAAATCTACGACAAAGAAGGTGTCTTGCAGCGCAAAGGTGCTATGCAACAGATGCAAGGTTATATTAAACAGTTAGAATCTGAGGTCAAGAAACTACGTGGTGATTTACAAACTTCTGAGCGTGAGATGATAAACGCAAGGAAGCAAACCATCACGCAGAAATTCAAGACTAATCTTGATACTGCCCTTAATCAGATTAAGGACAAAGAAAGAAAGAGTCTTAACAGAATGGAAAATATAATCGACAAGGCTGATTTGCAAGCCAAGTACGCAGGCAAGACCAATGAAGGCATGGATGCAGAAGAAGGCGTTGAAGGTTAGTAACATAACAGAGTCAAGTCTTACCTAGAAATATCGAAAGGTATAGTTCACAACAGGAGTAAGAAGATTCGGAAAGGAAATATGGAAGACCAAACAACACAAAAGAAAGAACAGACTTACGAGGATAAACTCACTAGAGATAGAGATGGCATGGATTTTTCTATGCCAGATGTAGAAGTTGTAAGTAATGAACCAGTAGAGGTTGAAGAGCCTCAGCAAGCTGAAGAAGAAGTTAAAGATTATAAAACCCCTAGCGTATTAACTGCTGAGGGAGATGAATCTGAAACTAATTTTGCAACAGACTGGGAAAGCGAAAGCAGAAAATTTCAGTCTATGTATGACAAGCAAAAAGCTGATTATGATTCATTACAACAACAAGTACAATCTCTAGAACCTCTAAAACAGTTACAATCTGTACTAGAAGCAAGACCTGATATTGTTCAGTTAATGCAAGAAAGATTAGAGGGTAAGCCTGCTCAGGAAAATAATAAGAGTTCATCAACTCCTGATGGTATTGATGAAGCCTCTTTTGACCCTTGGGAAGCCTATTATAAACCTGATTCACCGTCGTACAAGTTACGAGTGTCTCAGGAAAAAGCTTTGGTTTCAGAAGCTGTTCAAGAACAGATGGCTGGAATCCAAAGTCAGGTTGCTATGCAAAATCTGAAAAATGAATTGAGGAATAATTACGGTATATCTGATGAAAAAGAAATGGAAGACTTTATTCAGTTTGCAACAAATCCAAGAGAGCAACTACCTGTTGATTTCTTGATTAATGTGTTCAGACAATATAAAAATAAAGATAACCCACAACCTATGGATTCAGAAAACTTAGAAGCTGTAAAGAACATTCAATCAATGCCCAAGTCTGCTGGAGTTCTCCAAGGAGGAGACCCTCAGCAAAAAAGCGAATTAGATGTTTCTTGGGATAGGATTTTAAAAGCAGGCAACGCTGGTAGATTAGCATAATAATATAATAATAACGGAGGTTATTAAATGTCTATTACAAACGGCACAAAACTCTCTAGCAACGTCTCGTTTCAAAGCGCTGACGCTAATGTAGGGTTTAGACCTGATGGAAGACGGCTATTTGATTTTAGTGACCGAGTTGCTGAATTGGCTCCAGAGGAATCACCATTTTTCGTGTATCTTTCACAAGTGGCAAAGGTTCCAACTGATGATTCAGTATTTCGTTTCCTAGAAAATCGTTCCAAGATTGACTGGACTAGCCGTAATTTCTTAGTCAAGGGGGCTGTAGGTACAGTTGCTGCCAACACTGATTATTCTTTCACTGTTGACACAACTGGCGGAGCTTCAGTTGACTATTTAGTACCAGGAATGGTATTCGCAGTAAAAACAGTAGATGATACTAACGGATATGGTCAGGCTATATTTCGTGTAAATGGCTCAATTACTGATAATGGTAGTGATACTACTTTTTCAGCAAGATGTGTAGATTTGTCTAACTCAGCCGTATCTGGATATAATTCAGTAGCAGATAACGATGAGTGTCAAATTATCGGTACTTCATTTGCTGAAGGTTCAGCTTCTCCTGACGCATGGTCTGGTGAAATTGAAGATGATTATGGTTACACCCAAATCTTCAAAACAGCTTGTGAAATGTCAAACACAGCTATTGCTACTCGCTATCGTGGTTACGCTAACGAGTGGGAGCGTGTATGGGCTATGAAGCTAAGAGAACATAAAGTTGATATGGAGCGTGCAATGCTCTTTGGTCAAAAAGCAAGAAGTGGTGGGGTTCAGTATACCGAAGGTATAGTTGGTCACATTGTAAAAAATGCAGCACCAGAAACAACTGACACTACCGCTCTTTCTTACACTAGCGGTTCTCCATACTATCGCTCAGTCGAGCAAGCTAACTTAACTTATGACTTACTACTTGGCGACCTAGAGGTTATCTTTGACCCAGCTCGTGGTGGTTCTGCAGACAGACTTGTCTTAGCTTCACTACCTGTAGTAACATTCTTTAACAAGTTAGGTGATGGTGCATTCATGGATGCTTCTATTGGTAGCGTAAGTAACGGTATCAATCGCTACAACTTTGCAGAGCGTGATGGAGCTTTTGGTCATAAGATTATGACTATCGAAACCATTCACGGAACAATGCATTTAGTTAAAGAGCCACTATTCAGAGGTATATCTTCTGGATTTATGGCTATGATTGACATGAGTAAAGTTGCTTACAGACCATTGGTTGGCAATGGTATTAATCGTGACACGCAAATCATGACTAACGTACAGTCTCCAGATGAAGACCTACGTAAAGACATGATTCTTACTGAAGCTGGTTTAGAAATTACTCTTCCAGAGTGTCACGCTCTTTATAACGTAGAAGGCTTATAGGGGGTAACTTATGAAGACTGATGTATTAAATAAAAATAGCAATGCTTTCGCTCAGGAAATTAGCGTAAGACCAAACGCAGTTGAGTATCACGAGACTGATTTTACTCTTGATAATGCAGCTGACGTTGGTAGTACTCACATTATCACAGATGATGCAACCGTAACTCTCCCAGCAACAAGTGCTGGTTTGAGCTACACTTTAGTTGCTTATTCTGGTGAAGATGGTGTTGAAATCACAGTTAGCCCAAACGCTTCTGACAAGTTCTTAGGTGGTTGTGGCAAAGCTGCTGGAAGTGACAACAAAGACCTTATTTTCTCAAATGGAAAAGATGGTGATTGTGTTAAGCTTCTTGCAGACGGAAGTGCTGGTTGGTACATTACGCATCTAAGCGATGCAAGTAAGGTATCTTACGAATCATAATCCGAATGGATATATAGAGTGGGG